TTTCAAAATAAATGAGTGAATATCGAATCGGAGACGCGCACGACGAGCTCGCATCGATGCCCGACGAGTCGACGGCCGTCGTCTGTCTGGATGATGCGTGGGCGCGGCCGATGCGTGGAGACGCCTTCGGCGTCGAGTATCCGACCCACGACTTTGAGATGACAAAGTCGATCCTCTCGGCCTGTCGAGAAGTACTCAACCCCGGCGGCTGGTTGATAGCCGACGCAGACGACTGGTTTTTGCCGGGGATCCTCAACTATTTGACCGAGAATTGGGGAAACGCGGCGGAAACCTATCAGTCCGGATATAGAAAGACTGGGCGTGTGACGCTGACCGCCGCGGACGGCACGCCGGACCGATCGACGCCAGGACAATATCTCTCGACGGGCGGCTATCCCGTCGTCTTTGCTCATAAGGGCCAAACGGACCGCCGAACGACAATGTCCGCGTCGCAGATCGTCCGACGTCCGACAGATAGCTTTGGCTGGGGATCGGTTAAGCCCGTCTCGCCCTATGAGACGTGGCTTGATGGTCTCTGTACCGCCGGGGAGCGCGTGGTGATCCCGTGCGCCGGGACCGCGCCGGCCGCGATCGCCGCCGACCGCCTCGGCTTAGAGTGGCTCGCCATCGACTCCGAGCCAGACGCGAGAGACGCCTACCGTCGTCGCCGCGAACACGAGCTCGGGGACAGACAAACAACGATCGGCGAAGCGGCCGACTAACGCGGTTGTACTCCGAAACAATATGAACCAGAACGATACCAAGGACGAGACTGTCGGACAGTCCGGGAGCGAAATCACGCGAATCGGACTCGTCCAGTGTACCGGCTCAAAGCGCGACGAACCGGCCCTTGCCCGCCACCTCTACGATGAGTCAGATTACTTTGTCAAACAGCGAGGGTACGTGGAGGCCGAAACGGATTGCTGGTACGTTCAGAGTGCGCTACACGGGCTCATTGGCCCTGACGAAGTGATCAAGCCCTATAACCTTCGCGCGGACGACCTGGATGAGCCTGAGGAGTGGGGGGACCACATCGCTGAGGATCTGGCCGAGCAGCACACCGGCGCAGTTGTTGAAGTCCTCGGAGGTATGGCCTACGCCGATCCACTCACGCCTGCGCTCGAAGCGAGAGGTTTCGACGTGATTGAGCCGCTACGCGGGCAACCCATCGGCCAGCGGAAGCGGTCGCTTCTGGATATGACGAATCAAGACCTGGGGCGGTTCCAATGAGGATTTACATGGGGGGGACGACCCGCCCCAAGCTCCGGAAGGCCCGGCAACTTGCCCCCTCGCACGTCGTCGGAGTGACGTGGACGCCAAGCGACCGGCGCCTCAACGAAATCCCGTTTTTCGTCGATAACGGGGCGTTCACCTCGTCATTCGACCCCAATGAGTGGCGCGATCTCCTCAACCAGCTGGAGGACTACAGCTATTCCCCGGACTTCGTTGTTCTTCCCGACGAATACAACGACGCCCAAGGGACCATGGAACGACATCGAAAGTGGGCGTCAGAGGTTCTTGATCGAGGCCTCCCTCCGGCAGCAGTGATACAGCCAGGGATGGATGTGGAGACTCAGGTCGTGCTCGCGGACAGAATCGGCGCGGACTTCGTTTTCGTCGGCGGGAAAACACGATGGAAGCGGGCATACGCTGCCGAAATCGTCGAACACGCTCATGCACGGGATATAGCCGTCCACATCGGCCGGCCGGACGGCGAGGACGGGCTCCCTTGGGCCTATAAAATCGGTGCTGACAGCGTCGATACGTCTACAATCGACCAAAACGGGTACTGGCACTATCTGGAGCGGCTGCAGAGTGTTACACAAGACCATTCAAAAGAGGCCCCCCGTAAAAAGGACACTCGGCAGTCCCGGTTGGTCCCCGACGGTGGGCGGCGAACCGGGCCGTCCGAGTATCGCCGGGATGCCGAGACCGAAGCTAACAAGTCTAATAAAGAGAGCTAAGACCATGACTAAAAAAGCTACAGAGGCCGAGACTGTGTATCGGTACTTCGTCGTTCAGACGGAAGGGTTCAACGCAGGGTACATCGTTGACGGCCCGTTCGCGACGCCGATGAAAGCGATCAAGGCGAAGAACCGGGTCGAACGTGAGGCCCCGGCTCACGCACCACTTGAGGTGGTAGACGACCCCGACCACGAGAGAGCAATATGACTGGCGACAATACTGTTACACACGCAGACGATGTTGATCACATCCGACTCTCGGAGCGTCAACGAGCACGATTCGACCGAATCAAGGCTGAGTGTGCAAATGACCATCTCCCCGAACCCACTGACGAACTGATGGTGAAGTCCCTGATGGACACATGGGACGCTGTAGACGGGGGGTTGTATGCAGCCCCGGAGCCATCCTCCCGGGACACGGACGACGATAGCGGGCCTAATCAGAGCACATAGACCTATGACAGGACACAACGATGATGCTGGTCGGATAGCCGAACAAATCCGTGACGCTATCGGAGCGGACCCAGGCGATGAGATCGCCATTACTGGATCACAACACGAACGCCGCGACGGCGTTGAACCGTCCTCTCCGCCACTCACGAAAGAGGCGTTCGAGGCGCTGGCCGGTCTCCCGACCGATGACCTTGCCGACTTGGGGATGCGTCGGTGGTCGGGGGATATTTGGCTGTTCCCTGGGGAGTGGTATCCCCACATCCCGCCCGGACTGGAGGTTGTTGATATAGACGGTGAGAGCCTTGAGTGGAATTTCGAGGAAACGGACGACGGTATCCGGTTCGGCGTGCTGGCGTATGGTCTTCGGGTCAGCCAAGATCCCCCGAGCGGAGCTAAACACGATCAAACAGACTCATGACACCAGAAACCAGCGAAACTCACGACACCGAGGACAGTAGCAATTCCGCCGAGATGAACGAGCTTCGGTCGGAGTTGCAAGATAAATACCGATTCTACATAATGAACCCGCCATACAAGAAGGGCGTCGAATACTCCTTGTGGATGCAGGAAGACGACTATGAGTGGCCGATCCTCTCGTCTAACACTGGTGGGTTCGTTACCTTCAGCTCCCGACACAAGACGGTTGGCGAGGAGATACAGCCGACCGAGGAGTTTCTCAACTTGCTCGGACTCGCGTTCCACGAAGCGATGTGCTTCATGCCGGACATCTACTTCGAGAACGATCACTTTGAGCGGCGGTATCTGTCGATCTACGATGATCGCCCGCGCGAGCACGAGGTGTGGGCCGCTCACGTGCTACTGAACTGGATGCTTACAGGGCGGCAAGAGATCCCCGAGTTTGAGCTGCTGGCGCGGTGGGCGGGGAAACACACCAAGTTCGGAGTACCCGTCCTCGGCGACGATGAAACAGAGTTCGACGAGGAGAGATAGGTAGAGTCAGAAGTCACTATGACACCAGATACAGACGCAGACGATGATCGTGATTCGATCCGCGAGTGTCCCGAGTGTGGTCAAAACGGTCATCAAGCATGGGTACTCGGTCACTGGCATTGCCCAACGTGTGACCTGACCTACGACGACTCCGGCAGTCCCGACGTGACACAGATATAAACCACATACCACGATATAATTCGTGCCAACTAAATCACTCAAGACGGTAATAGGACAGTACGTCCGAGTAGCTTTCCGAGAACTCTGGTTTACCGCGATTATGCTCGGCGCTGTCGCCTGGTATTCGCACTTCGGATTTGAAGTAACTCCTCTTGACGTGTTCTTCGCGTTTGTGATTGGGCGAATCGGCGATCGAGTGCACCCGCCCACTCGCGACTAGGCGCATACACCAAAGTACACAATCTGATATGAACCAGAACGATACAGACGGCGAAAAATTCCAACACCTGCCGGCGAGAGACGATGGCCGCGAGCAGTGCGTCCGTTGTGGTGAGGTGTTCGGCGGGGAGAAGGCCAGCCTCGAAGTGACGCACACGTCCGGCCCAGTCGTCCACGCCGAACGTGGTGCCGAGTACGAGGTCGTTATCAAGTCGCCGCCCGGCGCGCCGTTCATGCACCCAGAGTGTTTCACGGAGGCCGACGCGGAGCGCAAGGCGGAAAAGAATGCCTTCCTCACGGGGTTTAGCCATGGCTGATGTCAAGATATGCGACCGTTGCGGAACACAGTTCGGTGGATGGCGTCCTGTAACACGGAAATACCTCTTACACGTAGATGTGCTACGAAATAGTACGACGCCCACTGTTCGGCATAAACCGCTTGACCTCTGTGGCGACTGCAATCAAGAGCTAAAAGAGTGGTACGAAGACGCGAGGGACTGACCATGCCGGACAACACACTCGATCACTATTTCATGAATAGCATCCGGTCGAAGAACACCGCCTTTCAGGCGTTCCTGCAAGGCTACCAGCATCGGATGAACAACCCGAAATCAAAACAGGAGTTCAGCGGTGTTGACGAGTTCCACGAGGAGATCGAGACCGCCTTTGAAGAGTGGTATCAGGACGAAGTGATGGACCGCTAACGAGCCACCATGACCGAACGCGAAGTAACCGCCGAAGTCCCGACCACCGAGACGGAAACCATCATCGTCTGCGACGAGTGTGGCGACGAAGCGGACAACCCGATTGAGGTGTACGCCAACCCGTATCTTCCCGATGCCCGCCCGGAGTTCGAGAGCGTCATGCAGGTCACGAGCCAGTGGGAGATGACGATTGAGGCGCCGTTCCGCGCGCACTACTGCACGCACTGCGCGGACACTATTTTCGGTGGCGGAATGGGCGAGTGGGACGTGGAGGACGTCGTTGAGCCGCGGAAAATCGTTGTGAAAAATCGCTGGGAGTCGGTAATGGACCCCGCCCAACGGCTGATGGACTACATCGTTGAGAATATCGTATGGGTGCTCTTGGCCTACGCGATTATCGGCGCCGTGACGTGGCTCATCGCCCACACGATCCTGCTGCTCCTCTAATACACCAAAGTATATAATCCAACATGAACCAGAACAACGCTACAGAGGACGAGAGGGTGTACCGATGAGCGATATAATGCTTCAACAACCTGACGGGAAGTGGTGTCTCTTTAGCACCATCACGGACAGTTTCGTTATCGAGGACGCAGCCCGCGAGGAAATTCTGGGATACAAGGTCGAGAAGTACCGCGAGCGGATGGATCAGAAACTATCGGAGATTGAACAACAGGGCGGGGACTGGTACAACCCACCACAGTCGTACGAGGATTTAGTCGAACTCTCACAACTCAATGACGAGTGAACGGCACGCAGACGGCGAGGAACATTCAATTGTGATTCATATTCTCTGATGCTCCTCCGCTGGACGCCCCTGTTGTTCCTCGTCCCCGGTCGCTTCGTCCAAACCGACGCGTTCTGGCGGACCGTCGTCCTCGACCAGCTCGACCACGAGTGGACGCGAGACGGCTGGCGTGGCCTGAAAGACACTGTATCCGACCCCTACACGACACTCCTCGACGGCCGCGGCGACTGCGAGGACTACGCTGTGCTTGCCGCGAGCGCCCGGCGGGCGAGTGGCGCTGCCGTGGCGCTGGCGTTCTGCTGGCAGGACAGACCGTGGCCCACTCACGTCGTCGCCAGCGACGGCGACCGCGTCTACTCGTCGGGGCGGATCCACGAGCAGTCGCTCGAGGACTGGCTGGCCGACTCGCGGTATCGCTTCGCCGCCGTACGGCCCGTCAGCAAGGCGTGACTATCAGGACAGATCAGCGTGCGGCTATCCCCCAGCGCTTAACCAACAGACCATCCGCAGGTGTTGGTTAAGACCACTACCAGTCCGGTCCGGGGAAGATTCACGCTCTCAAACTGCCCCGTTCTTCCGCGCCGGGAGTAGCCCCTGAAATTTATCCCCGTGTGGTCGCTACTGGTTGGCAGGGCGACCACGATGAGTATCAAACTCCTCGAACCCACACCAGAACGCCGGCGTGACGTGGCCGAGTCGGGGGTGACGCCGCGGGTGCTGCTCCGGCGGTGGGCGTTTATGCTGTATGCTGTCCTGAAGCTCCTGCTCGGTCTGATGGCCGTCGGCGTGGCGTATCTCATCCTCTACGGCCTCCTCGTCACGCAGCCGGGGCTTCTCTCCGGGAGCGTGGCCGGGTTCCTGTTTCTCGTCGGTATGATTCCAGTGGCGAAACTGTATCACGCCTGGGCGTTCCCGGTCCGCTACTGAACGGCCGAGTCCTGGCGCTACTCCAGTAGATAGCTGAACAGCGCCAGCGCCGGCAGAGCGGCCAGCGCGGCGAGGAGAAGGACCGCCCCGCCGCCCGCGGCGAGGATCGTTCGGGCGGCCCCGCCGAGGCCAACACCGCCACTCGCCCCGATCGCTTCGGCGGGCGCAGGGACGTCGCCTTGGAGTGCGAGCAGGTCGCCAACGAACCCGGGGCGCTCCCGGCCCTCAAGCGTGGCCCCCTCGACGTCGCCCCCGTTCGGCATCGAGATTGACACGCCGCGCCCGACGACCCGCCGCCCCTCGGCGGTGATCGCCGCGCCGCTCCCGCTCCCGACGAGCTCGAGATTCTTCAGAAAGACGCTGTGCGGGCCGGCGGGCGTTTCGTAGTCGTTCATGAAACTCGACCCCGGCGCGTCGACCGAGAGACAGGGCTCGTCGGTGTGATTCTCGACCCGCGTGTTCCGGACGACCAGCCCGCCGGCGCTCCCGTCGACGGCGATCCCCCCGCGGCTGCCGTGGACTGAGCGCATGAGGATCTCGCAGCCGTCGACCAGACCGCCGGCACGCCCGCTGGCCGCGTCGGTCATGGACGACGACGACTCCCAGACGATCGGGTGCTGTTTCGGCTTGTTCCCGATCCGCTGGAGCTCGGCGAGGATGTTATTCGTCGTGTCGTTTGTCCCGTCGACTAGGATCGTACAGCGCCGGACCCACGACACCCCGCCACCGAGGCGGAGACTGCTGGCGTAGTTCTGCCGGAAGGTACAGTCGGTAAAGCGCCAGCCGCCAGCGGTACGACTGAGGTATGTCGCTCCGTCGCCGCCGCCATTGGCGATCAGTGACCCGCGGACGTAGACGATGCCGCGGTGCTGGGACCACGACTGAAGCAAGCCGTCGTTCTCCGCGTGGCCGCTCACCTCGGTCGGGCTGGCGATCCGGACATTCTCAACCACGGCCGCGCCGTCCGGGTCGGTGACGTTGATGATGAGACTCCCCGTTTGGTCATTAAACTGCTCGTTGTCGCCGGTGAGCCCCTCGCGCGGCGTCACGCCGATATGGTGGATGTTCCGAAACTCCGCGCCGTCCTCAACGGTCACGTTGATCCCGCAGCCGCGCGGCCCGCCGCGGCGATCGTGCAGCGTCGTCCCGACCTCGCCGTTCCGTCCGTTCACAAGCGCGAAGTTCGCAAAGCGGAGGTTCCGGCCGCCCGAGGTATCGATGATCTCTCGGTTCCCCCGGGAATGCAAGCGGACGTCCTGTACCGCGTCGCCCTGCCCTGCGATCCCCCACCCGTCCGCCGACGTCGTCACGGTCGACGCAAACAGGTAGTCACCGGGCGGGAGCGTGACGAGGTCGCCGCGGTCGGCGGCCGCCTGGATCTCCCCGTCGACCGGGTCCTGGCCCGTGGGATCCAGGCCGAGGTCCGCGACTCCGCGGACCACGTCGGCGCGGTCTGCGCTGGGCTCGGGAAGATTCCTTCGGATGCTTTGGATATGGCGCGCCTCGAGATGATCGAGCTCCGTTGGGTCGGGCGCGGTTCCAGGCCCCCGTGCCGGTGGATCCTCCGCGGTCGCACCCACGGGGTGAGCGCCGACAGTCTCGGTCGCCACGGCCGTCCCGGCACCGGCGAGGAACTGCCGACGGGTGACGCCGTCCGCCCGTCGGTCGGTCACAGGTGCCGACTCCGTCGAGTGATCTTGGCGGCGATGGCGAGCAACAGCGCGACCACGCCAGCGCTCCCGGCGGCGACGCCGACGAGGACGACCAGGCCGACCCCGTCGCTCCCGTTGCTGGAGTCCGCACCAGCGCCCGCGGTGGTCGGCCGGTCGGCCGGCGCGTCGGTCAGGGTCGGGGTCAACGTCGGGGTCGGAGTTCGCGCCGTGTCCCAGGCGCCCTTCGGGACCGTCACGCTGGCCGTGTCCGCGACGGCGTCGCCGGCTGCCCGGTACGGCGGGTCCGCCTCGGAGGCGTTCGTGTAGCGCGTGAGCGCCCTGTCGCCGCCGCTATCCTGATGCGCCACCGCGGCCACCCGAGCAGTCGACTCGGGGGCTGCCGCCCGCGGGGAGACGCGAATCGGGACGTCGCGGTGCTCGCCCGGCGGGAGGTACGCCGAAGAACCGACGGGATCCGGGCGCCCGTCGAAGACGTAGCGCTGGCTCTGGAGCACTACGAAGCCGCCGTCAGGGAGCACGACGCGGTCGACCGTGACGGTCCCGTTCCGGACGGTCTGATTCCCCATCTCGACGGCCGCTCCGTCGGATCCGTTCGCCGCCGGGGGCGCCGCGCCGATCTCACCCGCGGCTGCCCCGGCCGTCACCGCGAGGAGAAAGAGAAGTGCGACCGCGCCGGCCGTCCTACTCCTCGTCGCCCTCGTCCTCGTCCGGATCCTGTCTAAGCTCCCATAATGCCGTCTTTTCGTGGATGTTCTCAACCCACTCCCGGGCCTCCATGATCTGTAAGCGCTGGCGGATGTACTGCCGGGAATATCCCGTTTCATCGACAAGATACGCCTGCGTCCGCGCCCCCTGGCGCAACTCGTCGAGAATCGCCTCATCGGCATCCGTGCGCTCTGCCATTGTCTGTCCATCATACTCGTCGGTAATAGAGTTTGTTTCAAATCCGGTCACTATCCTCCGGCACCTCGGGCCGACCCGTCGGTACGGCTCCCCACTCCGGGAGTCCGGACCTATTAGTCACTATGCAAACCATCATTGTCGCATTGGTGTTACGGACCGTAATCTCTTTCCCTCTCTACCCGTTCTTTCAACCCGCAATGGTTGAGGAAACTGGCCCATTCTCGACAGTTGCGGCGACGATGGCGACCCCTCCGCGAGCGGCGTGGAGCGCACTCCAGCGGGCGGACGACGCGGTAGGCGAGTGGCTCCGCGACCTCTCCCGGCGTGGGCAACTGGCCTACGGCCTGCTGATGGGTCTGGGGGCGCTCGGATCGCTGGCGTACGTGGCGACCCTGTCGCTCCGACTGCTCGTCGGGACGGCCGCCGCGCAGGACGGCGGCGGCCTCGACGCCGCCGGCGAGGCCATGTGCGGGTCGGGACTCGGCCAGGCGATCACCATCGCCTTCGGCTTCCTGGCGGGGATTATGGTCCTCGTCGGAGTGGCCCGTGGCGCGACCGGCTTTCAGAAGATGGGAAGCGCCCGATCGGACAAGAAACAGGAAGGAAAGGAGCAGATGAAGGGCGCCGCCTACGCTTTTGGCGGCGTCTTCTTCCTTATCATGGCTCCGGGGCTGCTGGAACTGATCGGCCTGTCCACGTTCTCCTGCGTAAATCTCGCCCCGTTCTGATGATCTGGCGCGTGGGCGAGCGTCCGCCGCCCGGCGCTGTCCTCCTTCTTGTCGTTCTTGCGTGCGTAGCTGTCGCCCCGGTGGCGGCCGCAGGTGCCGGGGCGCTCGAAGGTCAGGCGGGAGCGCCGAACGGATCGAACGCGACCACCGCAACTGGCGGGACCGCGAGCAACGCGACCGGGAACGCCAGCAACGCGAGCAACGAAAGCGGCGCTGGCGGTGGTGGCGTCGGGATCGGGATGCCGGATCCCGGAGAGGCGTTCGCCGGGATGCTGGAACGGTTCATCAATATGCTCCTTGACGGCGGGAGCGACGCCTACGAGGCGGTTGCCGGAGCCGTCTTCCGACTTCCCGCCCCGGGCGAGGCGGGCGACCCGTCGACGTGGAACACTCCGGACGGCGGCGTGTGGGGCGCCATCGATGGCGCTATGCGGTTCCCGCAAGCGCTGGCGGTGGTGCTCCTCGTCTTCGCGGTCGCGACGGCCGGCTTGGAGCCCGACGAGTACGCCCGCCGCCAGCGCGCGAAGCGCTGTTGGCTCGGCCTCGGCGCACTCATCCTCGGTCTGATAGCCCCGGGGGTCTTCCTGCACACCGGAAACGCCATCATCGAGGCCGTTCGGCCATCGGGGAGCGAGTTCTTCTCGACAGCCGACGGGCTCGGAAACCTAGCCGTCGGGATCGGCGTCGGGCTGATCCTCGGCCTGGTTCAATCCAGCGTGTTCGGCGTCGGCCTGATCGTCTTGGCGGTCGAGCGGTGGCTGATCTACGTCACGGTCTACCTGTTCCCGGCGGCGTGTGCCTGCTACGCCTTTCGAGGATTCGTGCGGTCACTCGGCCAAACGATCCTGTTTACCTTCGGCGTCGTGGTGTTCCTGAAGATCACCCAGGCTCTCTTTCTCCGCCTGCTGTTCGAGCTTCCGGTGGCGGGCGACGGCGCGCTGATGAGCCTCGTCCTCCAAGTGGCCGGCCTCGCCTTCGTGCTGATCTACTGGCCGAAAACGATGCTGGATCACGCCAACGACGCGGCCTCGATGTCGCTCGGCGTGAGCGCCGCCGTCCGGGAGGGGGGCAAGGCGTTCGACCGCGGTAGCAATCGGGCGGCGGCGGTGGTCCGGGATCGGTACGACTCGTACCGTGGCGACGGCGACGGCGCCCCCACGGGGCCGACGGTCGGGCAGGTCGGCACGACCAACTCGCAGAGTGGCGGGGCGACGACGACCTCAGGCTCGCCCGGCGGATCGGTCGGTGCGACCGGGGGCGCGCCCCACCGGACCGACGGGGACGCGCCGCGGTCGACCGGCGACGGGGTCGGCATCGACGCGGACGAGTGGGATCGGCACAGAGAGCGCTTCGACACCAGCAACAGAGGGTTTCAGTGAATGGATACCACGAACGCGGAGAGTGAAACGCACCGACAGACAGCCGACGTCGACAGCGACCCGACGCTGCTCGTCCCGCCAGAGATGAACACGACGGCTCGGTGGGACGTCTACGGCGTCGAAGTGACGGGGCGCTTCGCGCTCGCCATGACGCCGTCGGTTGTCGCCCTCGCAGCGGCGGTGCCGCTATGGACGTATATCGGGCAGGCCCCCGGCCTCGCGGCGGCGGCCATGAGCGGCGTGACGGGGGCGATCGGCTACGCGGCAGCGGCAGGGACGGACTACGACGAAACGACCGCGCGCGACCGGATCATGGCCAGCCTCCGGACGGCGTGGCTTGCCCGGGCGCTCCCGCTGACCCACGCCGAGGCGGCGACGCCCCGCCCCCGGCCCTGGCCGCGCCTCCGGGCGTGGATCACTACGAACCCGGCGCTTCGACACGTTGTCGACGCGCTTCCGTTCGGGGAGCCCTACGAAGGCCGGGTGCACGGCGTCCGCCGACTCACCGAAGGGGGCCTGGCAGAGACCGACGACGGCCGGCTGGTCGGCATGGTCCGTCTTGAGGGGCGGAACACGGATCTCCAGACGGCCGCCGAGGAGCGAACGATGATCGGCCGCCTCCGGACGGCGCTCGACGAGGACGTGCGGGACGTGCCGTTCCGGCTGTATTCGACGTCACTCGACTACGACGCGGCCGCCGTCACCGAACCCTACCGGCGCGCGTGGGACGACACGTATCTCGGGGAGCGGTGGCGCTGGATGCGAGAGTACCTGCGCAGGGTCGTTGAGTGGGAGGAGACGGCCACCGAGGAGTTCGGGACCCGCGAATGGCGGCACTACGCCGTCGTATCCGTCGCCCCCAAGGACGTGACCGTACCGACCTTCGACGCCAGTCCGGGCGGCGAGAGCCGTCTCCGGGCGACGTGGCGCGCGGTCGTCGGATCGGCCAGCGGGGACGCCGCCTATCGCGAGCAGCGCCGCCGCCAAGAGATGCGCGCCGAAGTCGAGAATCGCCTGGAGACGCTGGCGGGCGCGTTCCAGCAGACGCCCGGCGTGACGGCCGCGCCGGTTGGGCCCGCAGAACTGGCGACCGTGGTGGCGCGCCGGTGGTCGGGCGTCAGCCACGACTTTGCCGATCAGGACGTGACGGACGACGTCGACCTGGCAGTATGGCCCCGAGTCGATGAGCCAGCCGGGGACGCCGACCCGGCGACCGATGCCCCGCACCGTCCGGGGGCCGTGACGGCTGACGGCGATCTCGACGCCGAGGCCCGCGCCGGCGCGACTGCGGACGTGACGAGTCCCGCGCCAGGGGAACTCGCGCCAGGCAGCCGTCATGCCCCGGACGGTGGTACGGCGGCGGCCGCGGCGGACGCACACGCCGACCCCAGCGACGACGACGCTCTCGCCCCGGACGAGGCAGCCGACGCGTCGATCCTGGCGCGGATCCGCGACGGACTCCTTGGCAGCAGCGCGGCCACGGCCGAGGCTGCCCCCCGGTCGGAGTCCCGCGCTGGCACCGCCGACCGCGTCGCGGACCTGCTCGCCCCCAGCACTTACGACGCCAGCAGCGCCGGCGGCTTCGTTCGGGCCGGCGAGCAGTTCGCGCGCACCTACTGGGTGGCCGCCTGGCCGCCCGAACCGGACGAGAAGTTCCTGCGGGAACTCTATACGCTCCGCGGAGTCGACGTCGAAGTGAACCTCCGGTGCGACCCCGTGGAGGAGCCCGAGGCACTGGAGCGCGTCAAAGATCGCCTCGGAGAAGGCGACGCGGACATCGCCGACCTGGAGGAAGCCAGCGACTACGAAGCCGTGCTTCAGGAACTCGATATGCAGCCAAACCGGGCGATGTACGAACTGCTGCACAACACGCCAGCGCGCGCCTGGGAATTGACCGGCTACGTGACGGTTCGGGCGGGGACCCGCTGCGCTCTGGAGCGGGCCGAGGAAGTGGTCGACCGCGCCGGCGGAGCCATGACAGGCGGTGGCGACGATCCCCTTGACGTGGCGAAGTATCAGGCACTCGAAACGGCCAGCGAGAACGTCAGAGATACGATGGAACGCTCGCCGGCCCGGGTACACCCCGTCGCCCCCGCCGCCCGCCAGGACGCGCTGTTCAAGTCGGCAGGACCGGTCGGCCGCGACGTCTACGCCGAAACGTCCGCTCGGGACCGGTCGGCGCTGACGCTGTCGGGGACGCTCGCGGCGGCCTTCCCGCCGGCCGCGCCGGACGTGCGCCAGGACAACGGCATCCTCCTCGGCCACCTGGCGGCGGACGGCGCGCCGGTCGCCCCGGATCCGTTCGACCCCGGGCCCGCACATCAGCTCTTCGTCGGCGACTCCGGGAGCGGGAAGACGACCTTCGTGGCGAAGAAGGCGCTTCGCTGGTGGGCGCAAGGCGAGGATCGAACGCTGATCCTCTGCGATACAATGGGGGAGTTCAGCGGGCTGACGGAGCTGTGCAACGGCGAGCAGATCACTCTCGACGGATCGACGACGATCAACCCGCTGCACATCGAGGAGACGCCGGCGGACGTCCTGGCGCACCTCGACGTCGAACCGTTCGAGATGAAATTCCAGGAAGCCGCGGGGTTCATCCTCGATGTCATTACCGACGACCCGCGGACGGCCGACCGGTTCAAGCCCCTCGTGAAGGACGCCCTCCGCGTGACCTACCGGGAGGCCGGCGTCGATCCCCGCGACCCCTTGACCCACCGCCCCGAGAACGCGCCCGACATGACCGACTACCGAGCGACGGTCGAGGACATGGGCAACAACCCCGAGGAGTACGTCACCTCTCGCCTTGAGGCCGAGGAGATCGACAAGAACGCTGGCGAACTCCTCCGCCGGCTGTCCGGCTTCACAGAGGACGGCGAGATGCGGGCCGTCACCGGGCAGAGTGAGGCCGGGATCTCCGCCGCTGGCGTGACGTATCTCGACCTCCAGCAGATCGAAGGGCTCGGCGGCGCGGCCGACAAGTCCACGACGCTGATGTTGATGTTGGGCCAGGTGTATCAGGCGATCAAGCGCTCGCCCGGGGAGGCCGTCTTCGTGATCGACGAGGCGCACTACCTGCTTCAGTCCGAGGAGATGCTGGCGTGGCTTCAGCAGGCGGCCCGTCACTGGCGGCACTACGATGCTGGCCTCTGGTTTGTGAGCCAGCACCCGGACGACTTCGTCGAAGGCGACACCGAGGCGATTCAGGAGCACCTCGACGCGATTCGCGGACAGACGACTGCGACCACCTTCTTCGCCACCGACGACCTCGGGGACGCGGCGGCCGAGAAGTACGGCCTGAACGCCCCCCAGCGGACGTATATCCGCGCCCGGGCGAACCGCGGCGAGGACGACGTCGGCCATACGGATGCCCTGATGGCCTGGGAAGAACGGGAGGGCTGGCACCACGTGCAGGTCCGTCTCCCGCCCCTGGAGTTGGCCGTGGTTGAGTACGACCCGGCGACCCACGGCGACTTCGCCGAGTACCTCCGCCGGGCGTGGGAGCGCCAGCAGCGACAGGCGCGTGCGGGCGGGCGGGCCGCCGGAGGTGGCCGGGCGTGAACGTCCTCGACCGTGTCCGGGCGACCCACGACGAGGAGCGGTCGGGATACGAGGCGGTCCGAGTGTCCGGAGGGCTCGCCGATCACCTCGCCGGCACCGCCGATCGCGACGCCGTCACCGTTCGGCCGGACAAGGACAACGGCGGGATCGAAGCGATGGACGAGGTGCTGGAGGCACTGCATACGGTTGAGACGGCGTCGCCGGCGCTCCGCAGCGAGACGAAGAACGTCAGCCCCGCCCACGCCTTCGAGATGCGGTACGCCGCGTCCGATCCGGCGAGCGAGCGCGTGGTAACGCTCCAGTACGTCCCCGGATCGGACGGCCTGGCCGGGACGCTCCGCCGCCAACTCCAGAGCCAGTACCCGGACTCACACGTCGACACGACGACCGCCGACCTGCTCCCCGCGGTGGGGCCCCGCGCCGATCGGGGCAGGGACGGCGACAACCGCGAGCGGTACGTCGCCGGCGCGACCCTCACGCTTCGGCGCTACACGCTCTATCCGATCAAGAACGTCGACCTCCCAGGGTTCCGGTCGGATCCGACGGGCTCAGTATTGGAGGAAATGGTCGGCGCGCAGGAGGACGCCGACACGGACGCCGACGTCGCAGTGCAAATCATGTTCAAGCCCGCAACGCGGGAGTGGACGCAGGGCGTGCCGGAGGGCCACGGGAGCGCCGACGCCGGCGACGAGCGGATCAACGGCGCGCCGGGGATCAAAGACCTGTCGTACAACCTGACCCAACCGACCTACGAAAAGAGCCCGCTCCCGGCGGGGACAATCCCCGGCCTCGGGTGGATCCCGAAAGTCGGCTACGAGGTCCTCGAACAGCCGCCCACGAAGGTCGACAAACAGGTGGCGAAGCTCCTTGAGGAGCAACAGGGCGAGAAGGGCTGGCGACTCTGTCTGCGTGTGCTCGCCGTGAGCGCCGAGCCCGATACCGCGATCACCCGCGCGGCGAAGACAGCCGGGATGTTCCGGAACTTCTACGAAAGCAACACCGAACAGACGTTCGTCCCGGAGTCGCTCACCGGCGACGCCCTGGCCGCCGCGGTCGCCCGCGCCGGCCGCCGAGAGTACCAGGAGGCCGGGATCGTCAAAGCCCAGCGCGAGGTAGCGGGGCTCGTCAACGTACCGGCGGCCGAGCACGTCACCACGAACAAGCTCCGGTGGTCGCTCTCCCGCCCGGGCGAGGGGATCCCGCCCGGCACACCGCGGTTCGACTTCGATGCGGCAGAGGTCGCCGGCGCCGACCGAGACGTGCAGCAAGTCGCCATGCTTGACGAGGGGACGCCCGGCGACCCCTACTGGTATGGCTTCGGGAGTCGCCACGGGATCGAAGCTGGCGTGGAGCCGTCGATCCTCAAGACCCACCAATTCGTCGGCGGGGGGACCGGCGTCGGGAAGACGACCTTTCTCACGAACTTCGTTTCACAGATCATGCAGCGCGGCCACGGCGCGCTGATCTTCGACCCGAAGGGGACGGACGCCGACGCGTTCGTTCGAGAGTGGCCCGAAGACCGCGACGAGGAGGACTTCGTCTTTGTCGACCTCTCCGACGACTACGAGCAGCAGGTTCGGTTTAACTTCCTCGAGGTGCCGGGCGACGCCGAGCAGGGCTCTCGCGCCTTTTCCACGGCCGTCGAGGCGCTCGCGGACGACCTGGTCGCGATGGCCGCACAGGCCGGCGGCCAGGATAACTATTGGGGCGCGCGGATGGATCGGGTCCTCCGGACGCTGATCCGCGGGTTCGCCCGCTCCGGGCGGACCTGTACGCTACTCGACCTCGCCTGCTGTTGCACGGCCCCGGAAAATCGGGATCGGTTCGCCGAGTGGATGACCGAGGAGCGAATCCACTTTATCGCTGATACCGCCGAGCAGATTAGTGAGATGGACGAGGGCGAGCTGGAGCCGCTGGCCGGACGCCTGGAACAATGGCTTCAGAACGACGCGATCCGGAACCTGATTAGCGCCCGGGAGTCGACGGTATCCATCCAAGACGCCGTCGAAGACGGGACGGTCCTCGTGGTCCGGAACGCGCCACAGTCGGGCGAGACGGAAAAGCGGCTGTTCGCGACGGCGCTGATCCGCCGGGCGTGGGTCGCCGTCCGGGCGGCCGACGACGCGCCTCCCTTTTACGTGGTCTGTGACGAGTTCGACTCGATCGTTACCGAGGAGTCGAACATTCACGGGATCCTGTCGGAAGCGCGCGCGTTCGACTTCCCGCTGACGCTCGCCTGTCAGAACCCGTCGAACCAGCTCCCCGAGCAGGTGCAGAAAGCGATCGAAAACCAATGCGAGACGTTCGTCTCCTACAACCCCGGCGGGCAGGACGACGCGCGCCTGATCGCCGCGCAACACTCCCCGGGCGTCGACTGGGAGGACCTCGTCAATATGAGCCCGTACAAGTTCTACATGCGGACCCGCGACGCCGACGACGAGCTCACCCACTCCTACAAGGTCGACGCCTTCCCCCCGATCGCCGAGGCCCGCGCGGACGTCTCCGGCGACCCCGGCATGACCGACGACGAGCTCGAGGCGCTGAAACAGCGCTCTGTCAAACGGTATGGGACACGGCCGTCGTCCCCCGAGGAGCAGAAAGCCCAGTCGCATTTCTACGGCGCGGGCGCCGCGGGCGATCAGGGCGACGGCCTCGACATCACCGACGCCGTCGAACGCGCGGCCGTCCAAGGCATCTACGATACCGCCTGTCGGACTGGCAATCCGGACGGCTTCGTTCCCCTCGGCGACGCCCGGCCCGCCGTCGTGCGCCGCGTGAGCGCGCTGGACGAGACGCCCGACGACGTCACCGATCGCCTCGGGACCGACGGGGATCTGTGGCGGCAGGTCATGCAGCACGTCCCCGACGGCCTGCTCGAGATCCGAGAGCACGACGGAGGGCCGGAACTCCGAGCAACGTCGCCGCGGGCGACGCTCGCGACCGTCGGGGAGAACCAAAGCGCCGGCGGCGCGGGCCACGGCCTGCTGCTGTGGGACGCCTACGCGCCGCTGGCCTGGGCCGGGCTCGACGTCGAAATCCTTGACGCGAGTGGCGACGACCCCGACGCGCTCGTCCGCCCCGCGCCCCCCGAGGAGCAGCACGCGCCCGCCCTGGTAGAGCAGCTGACCGGCGGCGACGTCGCGCGGCTCGAAGCCGAGCACTCGACCGGGCGGAGCAAGGCCGGCATGACCGCCCAGCACGTCCTCCAGGCGGCGACCGAGGGCCGGCAGGCCGTGGTCCTCGCCCGCCCCGACGACGCGGCGAACGTCGCCGACACGCTTCGCGCGGACCCGGCGTTCTGCCGGTCGGATCATCCCGTCGATGGCGAGGTGCGCTACTACACCTCTCCGCGGGATTTGCGGGTCGACGGCGAGGCCATGACGCGCCCCGGCGGTCGGTCGAACGCCTGGATCAAAGACGAGGAAACGGGCGACGTCGTCCTTCGCGACGGGAGTGGCACCGAACACGCCCGTTTCGAGGACGCCGGAGCGGTGTTCACCGACGCCGACTCCTACCCGTCGGGCGGGGACAGGACGGTCAAGAAGCCGATCATCCCCGAGATCACTCTTGACGGGGGGGCCGTCGATCCGCACGCCGAGATCCTCGAGGTTCCCGAGGGGGCCGACGACTTGGCCGACCTGTCGCTCCGGATCGGGACCGACATGACGGTCCCCGCCGACGCGGTCGGCGGCGGAGATCGGGACGCCGGCGACCACCCGGCCGGGGACGACGGAGGGATTCCCGCGCCGGACGACCTTGACGTGCCGGCGACGGCCGCGCGGTTCTACGACCACCTCCGCAGCGCGGCCGACGCCGGCGCGGGCGTGTCCGTCAAGGAAGCCCAGGATCTCGCGGCCGCCAGCGGCGATCCCAAGCTTGACGTGTCGCGCCGAGCCATGCAGGACTGGCTGTCGGCCTTGGTCGACCAAGGCGCGCTCCGGAGAGAGGACGGCGACCACGCCGCCGATCCGACCACCTACCACCCCCGCTGACTGGTTCCAACGGCGCGGCCGCCCGTCGCCGTTGGAACGGCTCTCCGTGGCCGTTGGAAGCCGCGCAGTCCTGTGATTTCCCCCGTTGGACGCCGTTGGAAACGCCGAAGGAAATGGGAGGCACCGACGCGACACACAGCCAGCCGCTGATCCCCTACGCGGTGCCAACCCTCTTCTGCTGTTGCACCACTAGATACAACAAGAGTTAAGTGGTTGGGTGTTGTAGTAGCAAATGCAACAGAGGAGTACCACAATGGCTGCACCCAACGTCACTCTGGACGGCGACGAACTGACCATCGAGATCAACAAAGGCAACAAGCAGTGGGTTGCCGAAATCACCGACACGGACGCTCAGTACGACCTTGATCGGGATTTCGTCAGCCCCTACGGGCAGGGGACGGAAACCGTCACGGTCGAGACTGGCGACATCATCGAGCGTGTCTACTACAGCCACTCCGGCAACGAAAAAGGTCGCGTCTACTGGATCATCCACGAGGGCGAGCTGGTCGAGATTGACCAGGACAACGTCGACGACGCGCTGGAGACCCCCGAACGCTACTACCCCGAGCCCGAAACCCACGAGTGCGAGGAATGCGGCGGCGAATTCGACAGCGAACACGGTCTTGCTGTCCACGACGGGCGTGTCCACGACGACAACGAAACTGAAGGCAGTGCCGATGCAGAAGACATGTCAGTTGCAGTTGCCGATGGCGGCGTTATGACCGACGGCGGCGATGAGACGGATTGGGATCTCGTCGCCGGCGACGAACCGAGTCGCAACGGTACGCGCCGAATCGTGACTGCCGATGAAGCTCGGACGCCACACACTGGTCGGTCAACGCACTATGACCAACTGCTCGGGGTCACGATGGAAACCGGGAGTGAATATACCGGCGACACGATCCAGTACGTTAGCATCCGGCCGCAGGTTCCCACGCGAGCGCGGGGGGCGACCGGGACTGAATGGCTCTGCCGCCTTGCTGTTGACCAGGGAGACTACGACGATCTCTACGAGGACGGGGACGCTGACGACCCGCTCCCAGCCTATCAGCCAGAGACGACCGGAGACTACCGCGACGCCGACCCCGAAGACCCCCGCGGGGACGGCGTCTACGTGCGCGACGATGCAGACTCGCCGCTGACGGCGGAGATAGCGGATGTTGTCACGCGCGAGGGGGGCCGCATCCCGATAGATTTCTCGGCGGCGGTCCAAAATGAGGGATACGCACGGAGCCGCGACTGGACGGTCTACGCGCCTGCTCACAACCCCTATCACGTCGCCGCGGCAGTAACCGACGTGCTGCGCGATGCTGCCGGCGTCTCGGAGGTCCGCGTGCATGTCTCGGACAAGCCGGCGTCGCGGATTGCCAGTGACCTCCGGGCAACGGGAATCGGATACATCTTCGACCGAGACGACGAGGACGACCGCATCGAGCGGTCACTCCGAGAGCTGCGTTGGGAGTCTGGTCTTCCGGTCGGCCGGCAGCGCATCCTCCAGAGTGTCCCCAGCGAGGCACGCGAGCGAGTGCAGGAGGCTGACTTTGACGGTCAGTCGACGGGCTACGAGTCAGAGCTCCGCACTTTACACCACCGTCCCGGCGACGCCTGGGACTACCACGAAGTCCACATCCGTATCAGCGAAGAGGCCGCCGATCCCTACTACGGGTAACGATGACCGACGACCATACCACCACGTTCCGCGTCGAATTCATCACCGGCGAGACAGTCGATATGGGATTCGGAGGTGAAGCCGCCGAGTCCCTCCGGGAGCTGCTCCCGCAGGCAACGACGATCCTTGGCTGTCCCGACTGCGGCGATCTCGTCCCTGTGACTGGGGGCATCCCAAAGCGGGAGATGCCCCGGTGTGCGCGCTGCGAGGCCGAACTGACTGGCGTCACGGAAGTCCACGAGCTTCACCAGGAGGGAGATACTGATGAGTGAGCCGGCAACTGAAGACTGGCGCGAGCGGGCAGCACAGCTTCGCGAGCACGGCGTCCCTGAGCAGCGTGCGAACGTGGTCGCGCTCCGGGAGCAGGGCCACTCTTACAGCGAGATTGCAGCAGAACTCGGGTTTGGAGAGGACGGCCGTGACCGATCGCAGGTCACGTATCACATCAACTCGTATCACGAGCAACTCTCGAATTCCGAGTGGCTCGTGCAACACGGCCCGGATATCTAGTCGCCTCCTCCGTGTCGTCCCGGCGAGGTTTGATCGAGGACATCTTCTCCGCGGTAAACGCCGAGGTTCTCTCCGCGCTGAAAGATAGACGACCGATACCTCCCCGTATATCCCCATGTATCCCAAATTATAAGCCGGTGGGATACATGGGGATACACATGAGGCAGAACACCTCAGGCGACGCGTTCGCTGATGGCCAGCGCGTCTACGATGTCGAACAAGGAAGCGATGACGGCGAAGCCTACGTGGTGGGCGTTACCGACGAGCGAGCAGACGAATACTACATCGAGGCCATTGACAAGACCGTTGCCAAGTGCAACAGCTCGTATCCGAACGACGATCGAGTCATTAAGATCGTGTTCGCCGACGAGTTGGACAGCCAGACGGTCGGTGTGATGGAAAAAGATGCATCCATGAAGGCCAGTCGAGGGCAGGACTTCGGGGCAGTCTTTGCGAAGAACCTTCGCAACCACGACAGCACGACCGTTTACACGTATCCCGAAGGCCGTCTGGAGGCGATCTGAAATGCATCCGCAGCCGCCAGCAGACGCCGAACACTGGGTGACGGGGAACGACGGGATGATGCACGTCCCCGGCTCGAATGCTGTTGCAGAGTGTGGACATGAAGCAGACGCCCAGCCAGTTCACTACCGCCAAATCAACGTCGACGCTGATAGCGAAGATGAGTGGCGACTAGAGAACGTCTGCTCCGACTGTCTCGAGGCACTCAATACAACTACCCGATGAGCCGGGATCGAGCAAACATCAAAGTAGGCCGAGAATTCTATGAGAAGCACAATGAGCGGAGAAAGGAACTCGGTCTAACGTGGGAGAAATATATTGCGGGAGAGTCGCCCGAGATCGAAGACACGATTCGTCGTGTTACCCGGGAAGAGCTTGAGGACGACAGGCCTCACGAGTTGGATACGCTTGATGAAGACGACATCCGGCAGATCATCCGTAACGAACTCGAAGTACTGAGGCGCGAATTGCGCCACTAGCGAGATCTCTACTCGGACCGACGCCAAGACGGAATTTTCCCCAAGGCAGCCGCTCACGTCCGGCTACTCGTCGTCCGACTCGGGGTCGGGCAGCCCCGTCACCCACCACTTCGCGCGGGTGAGCACGCCAGCTGTCTCTTTCATCCGCTTGCGTTCCTCGCGCTGGCGTTGCAGCCGGCGCTCATCTTGGACGTACTCGACGAGTTCTTGGTGGTCCTCGTTGCGACTGTTCGCCGCCTGGAGCTGGCGGCGGAGGTCGTCCTGGCGGGCTTCGGCGGCTTCGAGGTCCTGTTGCAGGTCTGCAACGCGCTGTTGCAGGGCTGCATATCTGGTGATGCACTCCCGGACGGCTTCGGACGTGCTCTCGACACCGTCCTCGGACTGGACCGATTCGATGATGTCCTCGTGCTGAGACTCTGCTGTAAACGTGATGCGGCCCATATGCAGGCCTGCATCGGCCTGATGCAATACTCTTCGTCAGACGCTCGGCTGACGTTAGTCGCCGTCGTTTTCGTCGAAGTCGCCCTTGAATATGACTTGACCTTCATGCAAGGGCACATCTTTCATCGATGAACTCGCTGATGTCTACGGAGAACACGAGGCATCCTGATGATGGCTCTGGGAGGAGTGGCATCGAACGGCGCGATGACGGGCGTGGCCAAACACGCCCAGAGCGCCGCGGACAAGACGGAATTCGACGACGCCGGCCAGGCAATCGTCACCGCCCCTACGAGGGGCGGGGACTTCACTCTTACGCTCGGTGTCGTCGGGGGCGCCGGCCCCGAGTTCGGCGCTGAGCGATGAAAATAGACGCTAAAATCCAAATCCGAACTGTAGGGGAACGACGGATTGCTAAATCTGATAGTGTAGCTACCGGTGGCTATATATGCTGATTTTGCTACAACAGACTCCGTATGCGACGGCGAAGCTATCTCTCGACCACGGCACTGGCGCTCGGTCTCGCTGGGTGCGCCAGCGAGGACGGAGAGAGTAGTAGCGATGGCGGCGATGGCGGCGAGCAACCGGCAACAACCGAGGCCGGGGATACTGAGACGCAGACGGAGCAGCCGACCGAGACGGCGCAGGCGGCAGGCACCGAGGCGATGGACTTCTCGGGATCGGGAACCGACACGACCGACAACTTCGAATTGGTCGGTGGCGCGACAGTCGTCGACTTCGAGCACTCCGGCGAGTCGAATTTCATCGTCGACCTCCTCGCCGTCGAGGGTGAAGATGCACGCGATACCGGGCTCGTGAATCAGATCGGGAGTGTCTCTGGCGGGACCGCCGTCGGTGTCCAGCCCGGGACCTACCGCATGAACGTCGACGCCGATGGCGACTGGTCGATCACGCTCGCTCAGCCCCGGGACGTCGATCCAGCCTCCCTGCCTGTCGAGGAGAGCGGCAACGGGCCCACGTATATCGGCCCCATCGAATTTGAAGGTGTGACGGAGTTCACCGGCAGTCACAGCGGTGATAGTAATTTCATCGTCCAGACGGTCCCGCTTGAGCTGGACGACCTCGGGATGGCCATTGGGACGGTCGTGTTCAACGAGACCGGCGATTTCGAGGGGCAGACTTCCGAGCGAATCGAGAACGTCGGATACGTAAATATCAACGCGGACGGCGAGTGGTCACTCGAAATCAAGTCGGCGTAACCACCCTCCTCATTCAGTTTCTCCAGCAGACTGGCTCCCACCGATTCGTCTTACCCGTTACCCCCATTCGTCTAGGCGCTATTCGGATCGTGGGGGTAACTCAGAGTGCCGACAATTCAGAAGGTGGTGGGGTCAGACAGCGAGGTCACTTCTTGTCCAAGTCTGGTGGCAGTTCTCCCGGGTTGAGTTCTTCATCAAGGAATGCCTCCCCCATTTCGGTGATGCCGTAGAGCCCGTGATGGATCCGGGTGAGGAGTTCGAGTTTCACAAGCCGCGAGGCGCGGCTGGAGATATAGTCAGAGTTCTTCCCGGTGAATTTGGCGAGTGCCCCCGGAGTTAGATTGCCGTGTTCGCGGATCAATTCGAGGATCCGCTCGTCAAGTTGTGTCAACCGTCCCCCGGAATCGCGCATATCGTCTCTGCGTGGGGGTCCACCCATGTTATATCCTCTGTTTCCGTGAATTATCAAGGGTGTGCATTGTTTTTCACAAGCCTTCCTAATTCAATCCTAAGTACTCCTTGGTAAAGTATTAGTGGGTGTGGTACAACAAGTCACATGGACCACGCTCTCCCCCGTTGCCGGCGCCCTGTAAAAGGTGCCCCCCGAGCCGGGGGATCACCCTCGTGCTGACACACGAGGGGGCGTGGTTCACGAAGAGTGACCCGCCTATGATAGCCCAGCACCTCAACCCTGAAAAATATGCGGCCGGATACAGCAGGCACAGCCCTGTTAACCCCGGATTTCTACAGTCACCCTCGCCACGACAGAAATGGTTTCACATTCACCGAGGCGTTTTCGGTAGAAGTACGCCGCTGTGGAGGATCGCGGCTCTTCAGCGGGCGCCACGGGTGCGAGTCACTTCCACCCTGGGGCAGAAAAACGGTTATAGGCTGTCTCTCCGTGGCGTTGAGTCATGCCACCGTCCCAGTGCGCGGACGGGAGCGGCGCTGGTGACGCCCGCGCCCGTCTCGCCGTCGACCGTGAGCGCGAGCCGTACCGGCTGCGGTGTCCCAACGGCCACACTGACTGGGAGCCGACGAACTCCCACGCCTGGTGTCGGAGTTGTTCGCGCCAGGCAAGGAACGGCGTCGACGTCGACGCCGAGCACTGGGAGCTCTTCGACGCCAAGCGCGACGAGACAGTCAGCTACGCGCGTATCGACTTCGAGTAACTCCTGCGCGACGGTCGGTGGCCTCGCTGCCAGCTCTGACCTTGTCAGCGAGGCCAGCCGTCGTGCTCCCACTAAGAGAGCAATGCACGCTACCACTCCCACCGACAAGAAAGGTATCGCTTCGACAGACACGCCCGGCACTCTATCGCCCCTCGGAGGTGGGCAGCGGTGAGCGCCGTCCCGTGGTGGGCGTGGGCCGGCGCGGGGGTCGTCGCCGGGACGATGTTTTATAGCGGCTGGCTCGGCCTCCTGGGCGTCCGGGCGCAGGTCACGCGGTCGCCCGAGGCGGCCGACGAGCGTGCCGACGACGACAGCGAGCGCACCGACGAGAGTCCCGACGGCGACGACCCCGTCGATACGATCGTCAGTCTCGTCGACGAGCTGGACGCCGACGAGCGTCGCAAGTTGCATCGCCGCCTGCGCGAGCAAACTGACGGCGTGCCGATCGACCAGGGCGCGACCGTCGACCTGGAGGGGTGGGGATGAACGACGACAGTGAGATGACCGCCGGCACGTTCTGGATCCAGTCGCAGGTCGCACTCGCCGCCGGGACGATCCTCTTCGCAGTCGGGTGGTTCTGGATCGGCGCGGTGTGGGTGGTCAGCTCAACGATCTTGTTCCTAATGGCGGTGAGAGCGTCATGAGTCCGATACATCCCGACGGGCTGTCGGGCGAGTACAAGCGCGTCTGCCCCGACTGTCGCGAGATTGGCTCGCTGGCGGCGCAGCACTGCTCGTGGTGTGGGCGCTCGTTCGCGGATACCGGCCTCCAGGGTGATCGCGATGGCCAGTGACTCCGAGGTCTCGCGATTCGACGCCCGGTCACACACGACCCCCATGCTATCAGTCTATGCGAACGGACAGGCCCGGTTCAATGGCCACGCCGTGCGGCGCTGGTTGGGGGATGCCGGCCGCGTCAGGCTCCATACTAACATCGGGGGGAACCGCCTCGGGATTGCCCCCGGCGGAGAGGGCCGGGGGTCACACAGCCTCACGCCGGGGCAGGGCAGCGGCCTATTGGTCTCAATGATGGGGCCCCTCCGCGCGTTCGGCGTCGATCACGCCGACCTCGACAGTGCCGTCAGGTGTCCGCTGGAGTACGACGAGCAGGAAGGCCTCCTGATCGCAGATCTCCAGCCGGTCGTCGACGCCGTGGGTGGTCGCGATGAGTAAGACTTGCACGCTCCGGCACTGCCGGCGCGACGGCTGCGACTGGGCGTCGGTGTCGATCCTCGCGCGGCGTGCCCACGAGGCGACCGCGCACGGCGAGGTGACACGATGAGTGATCTCCAGGAACTCTCGTCGGATTCCTATTGCCCCAACTGCGGGGGCGAGCTCGACGGCGTTGGGCGCTCCGTTGCGGTCGGCGACGATCTCAACGTTGAGGGCACGTTCGAGGGGCGAAACGCCTGTCTCCTGATCGACGGGGGGGCAGATCCGGATCTACAAGCACGGAGGACAGCGATGAGCAACGAGTCCGTCTATATCTTCACACGAGATCTGGGCGCGCTGTTGATGATCGGTGGGCTTGTGTGGGGGATCGGCCACCTCGTTCGTGAACTGATCGGTGGTCCCGGTGCGCTCGTCGTCGGGGCGCTTGTGGCTGGGTTCCTGCTCTACGCTGCCGGAGGAGCGGCACTTCGGGACGGGGGTGACGATCATGTCTGAGCAACAGGCAGCGGACTCAGTCGCCGCGATCCGCGGCGAATGCACGCTGTCCCACGGCGTGACCGACCACGAACTCTACGGCGCGGGGGTCGTCCAGGCCCAGTACAAGGACTTCGGCGCCTACCTACTCTCGGTCGGGATTACCGACGACCGGGCAACCACCGACGCGACGGCGGTCGCCTGGGTCAAACTCTCGTCCGAGGCGGCCGTCCAACTCGCGCGCGACCTGCTTGACGGGCAGGACTATCGCGTCGTCGAGTGCGAGCCCGACGCCGGGCATGTGACCGTCCGCATCGGTCCGGAGGGTGGCGATGAGCGGTGAGTGCGAAGGGTGCGGGCGCGAAAGCCCGACCACGCGCGAGCGCGAAGACGGTGCCCGGCTGTGTATCGTCTGTGACTCGCAGCGCGACGAAGCGAAGTGGGATGACAGGGGTGACGACGCGTGACCGAGCACGTCTGGTGGTCGACGAACTCGAACGTCTACCATCGGCGATATCACTGCCGGCGGCTCCGGCAGGCCGACAGCGAGAACATCGAGTCGGTCCGACTCGCGGCCGCCACGCGCGCCGACGGCCGACTGTGTGATATGTGTAGCTATCGTCACGTTCCGGCGCTCGAAGACGCGCCGGCGGAGGGTCGCCCATGAGATGGGCCGAGTCCGCCATCGGGGGTGGACGAGCGCAGTGTTCGCGGTGTGGCGCGGAGCGACATAGCGTCCTGCCGGGCGGGTGGTGCTATGCCTGCGGAGTTGGCGATGGGGGTGAGTGCGAATGAGTACGACACGCGAGGAACCCCGCAGCCTCGATATCGACGCCGATGTCGAGTGGACGCGTGTCCCGAACGGCCCCACACCCGTCGTCGTTATCGACGACGCCGTCTGCACGTGGGTGCGCGAGCAGCGCAGCGGCGGCGACTCGATCCAGCGGGTCGCGAGTCGCCTCCACACGCACAAAACCCGCGTGCGTCGGCATCTCCGTGGCGCCTGCGACCACGTCGACGCGCCCGAGCGCGGCCACCTCATGTGCGATCCGGCCTATCAGGCCGTCACAGACCGCCTTCGCGCACGCGCCGACGAAACGGGTGGGAGGTGGTACGCGACGATGGGCGAATTCGCGGCGCCGCTGCCGTGGTCGACGCAAGTGGCCGTCCCGATCATTCGCACGCTCGACGAGCACGCCGATGGCGTCGCCATCGAACGCTGGGGCGGGAAAAACAGCAAATACGTCTGGGAGATCGACCCCGACGAGATCGCACTCCCCGCGGGCGTCACCACGGAGGCGAATCGATGAGCCGCGCCGCCAGCCCGCTCGGCGAGATCGAGATCCCGCCCGCCGAGGCCGACTGCGAGACCGTCCTCGTCTCGCGAAACCAGTCGATCGTCTATCACACGCGCGACGACTGCCAGCATCTCCTCAGCGATTCCTTCGACGAGCGGCCCCGCGACGACGTCGACGACGGCATCCCGCAGTGCCATCGGTGTCGCTTCGCGGGCTTCGAGGTGGCCGCGGCGACGATGCGGCAGGTCGCGGACGAATTGATTATCAACACGTCGGTCAATGGCCGCGGGCTGTTCCATCTGCCCGTCGACGACGACACGGACGCGCCGCTCTGTGGCCAGGCCGCGAAGGGCTGGTATCGCAAGCCCCCGAGCGCCTATCCGCCCGGATATTACGAGTGGTGCGATCCCTGCACCGAAACGTGGGTGCGTCGCGAGGCCGCCGACCGCGGGGGTGACGGGACGTGACCTGGGACGTCTTCACATCTAATCGCGTCCGTCGCGAGTGCAGTTGTGGGCACGTCTCGCAGTGCCCCTATCGCTGTCCCCAGTGTGGCGCGGATCTCGCCGGCACGGGCGCTCGGAGCGCCCGGAGGGATCGCCAGTGAGCACGGCTCGTGCGCCCGCCATCGGGCTTGACGCCGAGACCACGCTCGCCCAGCATGTCACCGCCGAGGCGGGGCGCTGGGACGAGCGCGCGCCGCCAGGGGCCGTCGCGCCCGAGACCGCCTGGGCCGACGCCCACAGCGTCGGCCGCCTGCGCTTTCACGATCACTTCGACGCGGGGCGTGGCCCGCCCGACGAAGTCCGCGTCTATCACGGCGACGGCTGGTCGATGGTGTTCGTCCGCATGGAGTTCCGAGTCGTCACCTGCTATCGCGTCTCGGCGATCTGGGACAACTGGCTGCGCGGCGAACTCTTCGCCGCCGGGCCAGGGGGTGACCGGTGATGTGGCGCGTAAACTGCGAAGACTGCGGCGACGCCATTGAAGTGGCGACCCGCGAGCGCGCGCAACGCTTCGCGGCCGGCCACGTCACATCTCCGCACACCGACTGCACGGACGCGACCGTCGAGCGCACCGACGCCAAGCATATCGTCTGTCAGGCGTGCGAGCACGTCTGCGAGGACGCGCCGACGACGTGTCCCGAGTGTGGGAGCTGGATGAACGAGGAGCGACTCAACGAGGTGCGTGCCGATGAGTGACCGCGGCGAGACTGTCGGGCGGGTGCTTTTCTCCCCACCGATGGTCATCGACCCGCCGGCGTCGGTAACGGCGCTCGGATGGAGACATATCGTCGCAGAGGGGATAACTGCATGACTGAGACAGGCACAGACGGCGAGGCTCGTGACGAGACGGCCGAACAGTCGCCGAGCGGAACTGAACTATGCGCCGTCAGACTCCCTGAAAGCGATGTGTATCACATCTCGCGAGGGAACGGCCCCGTCTGTAGGTCAGATAGCTGGGGCAAGTCCATCGGAGGCTCCGCGCAAACTGCGGAGATCGAAGAAGCGGAGAGATTCTTTGACCGCTGTGACATCTGCGAAGCGACGTTCCACGGTCAACTTGGACTCACAACCACGGAGATCCGCGCAGAAATCCGTGAAACGCTTGGGATGGATAGCGATGACGGCACGGTTTTCGACGTTGATGAGTTGATTAGATTGCACCGTGTTGTGGTCGATGACGATCGCTCAGTAGACATGGAGGCCGACTATGACGAATGATACGCGCGCAGCCGTCGTCTCGGCCGCCGAGTGCGAGTCGATGCGCGAGCGCGCCGCAGCGGGCGCGACGCCCCGCGAGATCGCCCGCGACGTCGAGTGGGCCCAGCGGACCATCGGCGATCACGTCTATGGCCGGTGTGCGCATGCCGACGAGAGCGTCCGCGCCGCCCCGAATGCCGACAGCGCCGTCGGACGCGACTGCCCGCTGTGTGGCACCACGATCGGCAACAACCTGCCGACCCACCTCGTGGCCGACTGCCCCGCGGCGGACGCCGAGGATGGAGGTGAGCCCGCGTGAGCCTCGACACCCCCAACGACTGGATCTCGCCCGCCGAGTGCGAGCGCCTGCGCGAGCGGGCGGCGGCAGGCGCGCTCGCGGGCGCGCTCGCCGACGAGACGGAGTGGACGACGCGGATCATCAACAAGCATCTCAAAGGCCGCTGTGGGCACGACCGCGACGACGCCGGCGCCGACCCCGTCGAGTGTCCCGTCTGTGGCCAGCACACGACGACGAATCTCGGCCAGCATCTCCGACAGGGCTGTGCGGGGACTGGAACGGGTGAGCGAGCATGAAAAGACTCCGTCGCTCTGACGTTTGCGAACCTTCATATGCACGCGACGCCATAGCATACGCTAACGGCCTTCGTCTCGTCCTGAAAAGGGCGCGAGTGTTTGCGCACTCGCACCGAGGGTCGCGCGATCTGACCATGTACGCACGCAACCGCGCGGGCAGTAGCCCGTACTGGATACTAGAGGGTGCAGCAGATAACTGTTTCTCCTACACATCGATAAGGGGGTGGTCGGCGTGACGCCCGTCCGCGGCATCACCGCCGACTACTGCCCGACGTGTGGGGGCGGCATCGTCGACGACGAGTGCGTTCGCTGCCGAAAACGGGTGGGTGGGCGATGAGTGGGCCCCACCCCCGCGAGGACTGTTACTTCTGCGATGAGAGTGACGACATCCTCGAGAACCACCATATCGTCCCGCGGCGGTTCAACGGGAGCGATGCCGGCCATAATCTCGTCGACGTCTGCCCAACGTGCCACGAGAAACTGGAACGGCTTTACGATGATGAGTTTTACAAGACCATCGGGGTTGCCGAGATCGACGAGACCATTCAGTACGTTGTTGAGAATATCTCGCAAGAACTCAACGAACTAAGCCAGCAGGTTTCGGAGGAGATCGGGCAGTCAGCAAAGCAGATCCGCGAGGATTATGGCGCAGGCGTCACGCCCGAAGACATCGCTGAAGAGGCCAACCAAGAGGCGGCAGAGTCGCTCAGTCCAGACATCTACGACGGGCCGCTCGACGCCGACGACCGCGTCGAAATCGTTGCGGACCTTATCTCCGAACTAGAGCAGGAGCACGATGAGGGAGCTCCGGTCGAGTCCATTCTCAACCGAGCGCAGGCCCTCGGCATGGACCGGAGCAAAGCAGAGCACGCAATCGAGAAACTCCGCCGGCAAGGCGACGTGTATCAACCACTGCCGGACTACGTGAGGTGTGCCCCATGAGCTCCGACATGCACCGCGTGTCGGATCCGGACGCGATGACTCGCGACGAGTTGATCCAGACCGTTCGGGAGCTGCGGAAGGAACTCAACGAAACAAAGGCGCACGCCGAGGCCGCCCATCGCCGGATCGACACACTCGCCGTCGCGCTTGCAGGGGACGAGGACGAATTCAGCGGGTGGACGCCCGAAGAGATGGAGCCGATCGCAGATCGACTCAGTAGTGTTGAAGACACCGTCGCCAGTCACGACGAGAAGTTTGAGATGTTCGTCGTCGAGGACGGGAGCAGCGCCACCCCCGACGAGCGAGCAATGCACCTCCGGCAAGTCCTCTGGAACAAGGGGAAGAACAACGACGGGAAGGCCTGCCTGACGCGGGACGAAGCCGAGTCCTCGCTGGGCGGTGGACTTCACAACGGCACGGTCCTCGATGCGATGAAGCGGGCCGCCGACGGACACGACGCCGATCTCGGGAACGGATCGAGTGATATCAAGCCGTTTGATGGCATCACGTTCGCCAGCGGGTCGCTCGGCGGAGGGCAGAGCCGCCTCGAACTTGACGCGGACGATTTGACGATGAATGACCTCCATCAGAATTTGATGACGGAGAACCGCGCTGGAGGGGGTCGCTGATGCCCTCACACGGGGTCGGGAAGCCGCCACCTCTCCACTAGAGTTGTCTCTAGTGCAAGTGTAGTAGTATTAGTGTAGTAGCGGTAGCGTGAGGTGCGTCGACCGAAGCGTCGCCGAAGCGTCGCGATCGGCGGCCGTCAGAAGGTGACGGAGTGAATCTCCCCGTCATCAGAATTTGATGGCGTGCCTCCCTCGGGGCTGGGCGGCTCCCGTCATCCGCCGCAATCGACACTAGATGACTGGCGATCTCACCCGACTCGACTGTCCCGACTCCGTGGCGGACCTCCCGCCGAGTGCAACTCTCGTCTACGTTCTCGTGGCGATGCACGGCCCGCTCACGACGACGGACCTCCAGCAGTGGCTCTCGCCGTCGACCGTGCGGTGGGCGGTCTCCCGGCTGGAGTCGGCGGCCGTCGTCGAGACACGGCCAGCTCCCGACGACCCGAACGCGCGCCAAGTATTGGCGCACGACGATGACTTATAGGCGACCAGGACGGTAGGTACGGCAACGCGATTTCCAGCGTCCGTCACAGTGCCGCGTGGATTCGTCCACGAAGCGCGGTTGCTCTCCTTTCAGTCCCATATGTCCACAACATCCCAGTCAGCCACGGCCAGCGCCACGGTCTCGTCGACGAGCTCCGCCATCTACGACGGCGACGACCGCATTCCACCGTCGGAACTTTTCGATCACTTCGTGTTTTATTCGAGTGAGTGGTGCTCGGCCTGTTTTGCCCGCATTCGGGACGTCGATCGGATGCCGATCGACCACGACCATCTCGGCACGAACTCCAACACCCCGACGGAGACGCGGACGCGTCGGGGAGACGGGACGCTGGGCTACGATTACGACGAACACGACGCCTACGGTCACAAGCGATCCTATCACCCACAGACCTACTGTGGGGCCTGCGGCGCGAACGGCGGCCGCGCCCCAGAGCTGACGCTCTCGAAACGCACCGCGATCGCTCGCTGTGACCAGCTCGTCGACTGTCTACTCGCCCAGGGCGTGCCGGTCAACCGCTCCGCACTCAAGCACATCGTCGCCGAGGCGAAGGAACGCGACAGTCTGGCCGGCGCGGATTACGAGATCTACGCCCGTGGCGTTGCATTCGCCCGTCGCGTCTTCTGTCGCCAGCGAGACGACTAGCGATTTTCGAGTCCCATGAGTTCGACCGAGCAGACCTGGTTTACGACCCCGCAGGGCGCCCACGTCCAGGGGACCGTCGTCGCCCGCGAGACGGTCGCGAGCGCCCGCGATGGCGTGCGCGAGCAACTCACGATCGAGCATCGCGGCGCTCGCTTCCGCGTCGAGCGCCGCCTCAGCTCACCCGCCGAGTCTTAACCAACATCGGGCCGTCGCCCCCCGGATGTTGGTTAATCTCGACCCGGATCAGCACACCCAATCGCGGCAGACCCATGAATGAGCCCACCCACGGACGACCCGTCGGCCAGCTCCGATCCACCAACAGATACGCGCACTCGCGTTGCGTTCGCCGCGGGGCTCTTTTTGCTCCTCGCGTTCATGATTATCGCAGGGTATCAGGACCCCGACTACTCCGCGACCGTCGCGATCGCGGGCGCCCTCATTTCGGGAATCCTGGGGCTCCTCGCGACGGGAAAACTCTAGCGAGGTGTCTCTAATGCCAGCGTCCGCCCCTGCCTCAGTGCTACAAACCCAGATGTTCAACAGCGCGTACGCGCCCGTCTCGGAGTTGCTGTTTTTCATGCTGTTCGTTGTCGGGCTGCTCTCGCTCGGGACAATGGTCTATCTGCGCTGGTTTTCCCCGCAGAACTACGCCAATCTCACGCTCGGAGCGTATTCGTATGTCGCCATTCTGTTTTTCTTCTTCGCAGCCGGCGGGTTCTACTTCAATGTCTTGCTGTACGGCGCTATCTGGGTCGTTGGCGTCCTTCTGGTCGGCGTCGCATACGGCGCCGTCACGGGCTTCGTGCTGTTCGCGCAGGCCGACTCCATCCGCATCCGCCTGCCGCCCGACTCCGACCCCGACCGTGACGACTCCGAGGCCGAGTAATGCCACGAGACCCCGCCCGTTCGGAGCCCACCGACGACGAGGGCTGGAGGATTGCCTACTGCAATGGCTGTCGCGTCCGCGTTCTCGTCCCCGATCCACGGGCCGACTTTCACTGTTCGGAGTGCGACGATGACTGACGACGCGGCCGATATCTGCGGCGCGGCCCTGACCGACGACGACGGCGTGTGCTCGCGCCCCGCCGGCGCCGGCCGCCCCGTCGACTCGGGGCCGTGCTGGCAACATGTCGGCCGCACCCAGCGTGCCTCGGATACGGCCCGCCTACTCCCGCGGCTGTTCTCGGCGGTCCTCTCGCGGACGGCCTCCAGGCGCGCCATTCGATTCGCCCGGCAAGCGGGCGCACCGCGCGAGGGGGGGACGGACCGCTCGGGCTTTTTGAGTTATCACGCCGAAACGCACTCGCTGGGCATCGGCCTCGCGGCGGGGTTTTACTACGGCGCCACGGGCGACAAGCAACTCATGGCGGCCATCGTCGGGATTGCCCTCGCTGCTGAACGCGGCCAGACGGCGCTCGACCCCAAGATCGTCGAGGACATCCGGTCTGAGCCACACTACGCACTTGCTGGTGTCGTCCCGGGGTATATGCTCGGGTTTTTTGCGAGTGTGGGATACTTCCCGGATCAGTTCCCAATCCCGGGCTCGAACGAACTCGTCCGCTGGCTCATCGTCAACGGCCACTTGTTGCTCGGGTAATGTGCCGCGACTCTGGACGTGCGCGCTCTGTGGCTGGCAGACGCTTGACGGCGCCCGTGCCGACGCGATGCAGCATCTCGCTGCCCACGATCTCGACACGCTCTGGCGACGGGGGTACTCTGAATGAGCACGACGACGACGCTCCGCGCGACGCTCCCTGACGCCGACGCCGCGGACGTCGTCGCGGCCTGCGAGCACTACGATCTTGACTGCTACGAGCTTACCGTCGGGGACCATCAGGTCACTCTCGAAACGACCGTCCCGGACGGGGCTGCCGAGGCGTTTCTGACGGCGCTCACGTGGTACTGCGGCCCGGTCACACTTGACGAGAAACGCCCGAGCCGCGACGCCACCGACATCGTCCCAGTCGACCGATCCGTTCTCTCGCCCCGCCAGCACGACACGCTCGCGGCGGCCCTTCGACTGGGGTATTACGAGTGGCATCGGGACACGGATTCGGAGGGCCTCGCCGACGAGCTGGGGGTTGCCGGGCCCACAGTGAGCAAACACCGACGCCACGCCCACAGAAAACTTCTCACCCAACTGTTCTCAGACGAATGAGAGAACCATCCCGCGAGCCCTTCGTCAGCAGTATCGTCCAGGTCGGAGAGACCTACAGTGACGTCACGGCCACCGTCTCCTTCGGGACGTCCCGCACGCCCGACGCCGAGCGCCCGACGCTCGTCATCGCGACGGTCCTCCTGCGGACCGACGGGACGGCCGCCGAGGCCACCGTCGACGTTAACGGCGCGACCGTCACCTCGCTGCATTTCGACACCGACGCGGGCGGTTTAGCCGAGGCCCCGCCGGCCGAGGCGCACTACTCGGCGACGGTGTTCGTCCCGCCGGAGTCTTCGTATACGATCTCGAACACGGCCGACCCGGCGCTGGCGAACGCGATTCAGCACGTGCAAGAGATCCAGCTATAGGACGCCACTCACTCATGAGTCCCGCAGAGCACACCTTCGACGGCGAGTCGTGGCACTTCCCTGGCCGACTCGCCGAGGGCGGCGTCGTCGACGGCGACACGCTTGATGTCGCCCTCGATCTAGGATTCAACACCCGCAAGACGACCCGCCTCCGGCTGTTTGGCGTCGACACGGCCGAGACCTACGGCGTGTCGCAGGAGTCCGAGGAATATCAGCGCGGCCAGGACCACGCCGCGTTCGTCGCGGCGTGGCTCCGCGACGCCGACGACGGCTCGGACTGGCCACTCGATGTCACGACGCTCACAGAGGCGGGTAAATACGGCAGATGGGTATCAATAGTTCACCGGCGAACGGACGGCGAGTCGCTCACGTCCGCATTAATCGACGAATTTGACGATGTCTGAACCCGGTCCCTATGGCGGGCCGCCGGGCGAGGCGGCGACGAACCTGCCCGTCCGCGAGGACGCGATCGTGCTGGCGTCGTTCCGAAACGACGCCCAGACGTTTGTCTACGACCCGGCCCCGGACTGCGGCGAGGGGCGCTGGCTCGCGTCGACCGCCACGACCGATCTGCCCCACAGATGATTTAGCATGCCACGCCCACCATTTCGCGAGCCGGCGCCGGACGCGCCCCCGATCGACGCCCAGACGACGCCGTTCGACGCCGTCAAAACCGCCGCCCAGGGGGCCCAGTTTGCGATCGACCCGTCCCAGGGCCTGACGCGCACCCGCTATGGCTGGTGGAGCAACGGCGCGCTGTTCGACAGCGCGCTGGTCAGCGCCGATCCGGGCGAGATCACACTCGCGACGACGGCAACCGGGTCGGACGCCGCCCGCATCCGGTCGGCCTTCGCCGGGCAATACGTCTCCCAGGCGGTCGCCCAGCCCGGGCTGCGGGTGGCCGTCGCCGACGCAAACGTCTCGCTCACGGACGGGCAGGCGGCGCTCACCCACGGCGCCATCTATTGCGGCGCGTTCTGGTGGGACGAGGCGGCCGCCCAGGTCGACACGGGCATTGGCCTTCGGCTCGATGCCAGTGGGCTCGCGGCCATCTGGAAATCCGACGGCACGCATTACGGTGACTCGCCGGTCGCCCAGTCCGACTGGTCGACGGACCGCCTCGACGGCGGTCGCGACCGCAACCCGTCTGACATCCGACTCAATCCCGCCGACGGCTGGATCTACAACTTCCCCTTCACCTGGTATAACGCGGGCCGGCTCGCGGTCGGCGTCGTCGACCCCGCCACCGACAAGTTACACGTCGCCCACGAGTTCGTCCCCCGCAAAGCCGAGCCGGGAGTCCCGAGCCTGTCGACGGCTAACCTCCCCGTACAGGTGGTGGTGCGCAACGACGGGACGGCAAGCCAGCTCGAAGCGCGGCTCGGCGGGATGCAATACTCGCTGTATGGCGGCCAGGGCGCCCTCGAACAGCGGGATACGTATGCCGCGGCCGACGCCGTGTCCGTGACGACCGACACGCCGAGCCCGCCGGACCCCATCACGACGCCGGGCGACCCGCTGTATGCCGTCCGCCGCGCCCCCGGCGCCGACGATATGGAACTGTCGCTGCGGAAGTTCGCCGCGACGCCTGATGGCGGCGACATCACGATCACGCTCTGGGACGAGTTCGACCCCGCGACGGCGCTGACCAACGAGTCCTTCGAGCCAACCTTCCGCGCGCACAGCACGGAGACGAAAACGGAGTTCGACCGCTCGGCAACCGCCTATTCGCCGGCGACGGCGGCCTTCCGCGGGATGCGCCCCGTCGATTCGGGGGCGGTCAACGAGGATATCGTGACACAGCTCAACATCGAGGAGCGCATCCCCATCGGCGCGGCCCGGGTCGTGGCCGCGACCGACGACGACAGCGTCGACCCGACCGTCGACTACGTCGCGACGACCGTCGAGGGCTACTGACTGCCACTCACTACACCAATGACGACACTCACGATCGACGAGACGGTTGGACCGGGCGGTGCAACGAGCACACAGGCGGCGATCGGCGCCCTCGGCGGTGCCGACCGGGCCACGTCCGGCACGCTCGACTACGAGTTATCCGGCGCGTCGACCGACGTCGACGTCCACGTCGAAGCGCGGACCGCCCCGGACATGGCCTTCAAGCAGTGGTCCGGGCCCTACAACGGCGACGCGTCGGCCGGCGACCAGGGCCTGACTGGCATCGACTTGGAGGCGCTGCACTCGGTCCGGCTCCGGGTCGTCAACAACGACGGCACGAACGACGCGACGGTCGCGGCGCAACTCGTCGTGACGAACTGACACAAAAGCGCGGCTGACAGCCGCTGTTCACACGATTTCGAAACACCTCATGGCGGGGCGCAACTATCAGGAGGAGTGTGGGGACTACGGTGGCAACAACGGCGAATGTGGCCTCGCCGCTGGATGGGGTACGGACTTCGCGGACGGGAAATGTAAGCACCACCGTGGGACGTCCCCGGACGGCGAGAGCCACGCTGCCAATGACTTCGGCGCCTCGCACGAACTCTACGCGGACCACAACACCTACTATCAGCGCCGCGACGAGACGGGGCAGCGCCTCATCGACGACATCTTCGACGGATATTACCAGAAGTACACTCGCGTCCAGAGCGAGGAGCCGACGACCGGCGACGAGCTGATGCTGTTCCGGTGTGCGGTTGACATCCACAAGACAGTCATCAAGGCCGACGACTGGGCGGCGGAAAAGCCGGCCTCACTCGACGCCGGCCACCCGTTGATCGACCGGAGCGAGCGCCGATCGCCCCAGGGCGAGGAGTATTTCGAATACGTTGAGACGGCGGTTGCGAAAGCCGAGCACCGTATCTCAACCCGCTGTCGGCAGTGGCTCAAGGACATGGATCTCCTCGGTGCCGATGACGACGGACCGACCGTGAACGTCAATATCCACGAGGAACTGCTGGCGGGCCTCAAGGCCGCCCACGGCCACGACCCGCAATCCTAACGCATTCGCATGAGCACGACTGGCGACTGGACGGTCTTCGTAGAGCCTGACGACGCGGCCCGCCGGATCCGAGCGTACATCCGCGACCACCCCGACATTCGGAAAGGGCGCTACGCCACGGCCGACGATGCGCTGTTTGGGTCGTGCTACGTCGCCGCGGAGGCGTATTGGCATGCCGATGGCGGCCGGGAGAGCGACCTGGCTGTGAACTGCCTGTCGTGGACGGATGTTGACAAGACGTCCGAAGGAACGCACTGGTTCCTGTCCCACGGCGGCGAGATCATTGACCTCTCCCTCCCGACGCCGGCACACGGCGACCGCATTCCGTGGGGGCGTGCCCGCACACGCGTGTTCATCACTGGCTACACCCCGTCCGAGCGGACTCGGCAAGTTCTTGATGCCCTTGACTATGAGCACGACCACTGACGGCATCTCGTCCATTCGGGAACTGGGCGAGCACTACGCCGAACGCGCACGCCGGCAGGACGAGCAGTGGCTTGAGGATGCTATTGAGGACTACCTAGGCATCACGGTCACCAAGCCGCAGCGGCGGATCTGCCGGGCCGTCGTCCGAAATGAGAAACTCCTCGTCCAGACTGCGAACGGGCTCGGCAAGTCCTATATCCTCGCGGCCATCGCGAACGTCTGGCTGGCTGCCCACTACCCGGCAAGCGTCCTCGCGACGAGTGGGACCTACCCCAAACTCAAGCGGACGTTTTGCAAACCGGTTGAGAGCCTCCACGACAACGCCCTAGGTGGGGTGGGCCTCCCCGGGACGTATAAGCACTCCCCGCCGCGCATCGAGATTGACGGCGAGCCGCACCAGTATCTTGAGGCGGCGTCGCCAAAAGACGCCGGCGAACTCGAAGGCGTCCACGGCGGGTATATCCTCGGCATCATCGAAGAGGCTGACAAGGACGATGTCACAGAGGCGACCTTCGAGGCGATGGACTCGCTGGTGAGCGACAACCGCGACCGCATCGTCGCGATTGCCAACCCGCCGCGTGACGAGACAAATTCGCTGTGGGGCCTCTACGAGGACCCGACGTGGAACGTCATTCGGCTCTCATCGTTCGAGAGCCATAACGTCCATGTTGAGACGAGCGCCGTCGACGGCGAGCCGATCGATGGCCTTGCGACGCTCTGGAAGATCAAACAGGACTGGGAGAGTTACGTCGGCGAGGACTGGCCTGGCTGTGAACGGGCCCGGACAGCCCACGAGCGTCGCGACGATCTTGACGAGCGGTGGTACAGACGCCGCGCCGGCGTGATGCCGCCGGCCGGCGCGAGTACACATCGCCCGCTGTCGCCCGACCTCGTCGAAACACAGTACGACCCCGACGTCACGCCTCCCTGTGATTTCCCTGAGGCTCTCGGAATTGACGTCGCCCGAAGCGGTGACGACACGGTCGCTACTGGGCCACATGGCGATGTCCTCGTTACTCACTTCGCCCGCCAGGGCACCGACCACACTCAACAAGAGCAGGATCTCGCGGGCATCATCCGCGAGTGGCGGACGCCACCGATCGCCGTCGACGCCGTCGGCGAGGGGTCGGGGCTTGCGGACGGCCTTGACGATCGCTTCGGTACGGTCGACCGGTTCAAGAACTCCGCCGTCGCGGCCGCCGAGACGACGTACGACCGCCGGTGGGGAGAGAGTTTGGCTCTCTTCGCCGACTATCTCGCTGCTGGCGGCGTCATCCGGGACAGTAACCTCTACGAACAGGCGAAGATCGCCGCCCGGACCGTCACGTGGGAGGAAAAGGAGCTCGGCAAGCGTGGCACGGACGACGACGGCGCGAAGGTCCTTTCGGCGACACCCAAGGACGATGTCAAACAGCGCCTCGGCCGGAGCCCAGATCACCTTGACGCGGCACTCATGAGCATCTGGGTCCGGGATGCCGACCCCGACGACAGCGTCGACCCGGACACCGCGTTCGCACTCGAACTCTGATCGCCTCACGTCTCACGCTACTGACCAATGGGACTGTTCGATACCCTCCGCGCACGCCTCGCCGCCGATAGCGACGACGCCGGCGCGACACCCCAAGCGCGCGACGAGCCGTTCGTCCACTCCGGCCAGCAGCAACGCACGGACACGCCGGCCACGGCGGACATCGATGAGTGGGTCGAAGAATACGAGGCCAACCCACTCATTCGCGTCCCGACGCGACTCTACGTCTCGGACGCCGTCGAACCCGGCTATGACGTCGTCGTCCGGCCGCGGGACCCGCAGGCCGACCCCGAGAACTACGACGAGCCAACGGTCCCGGAGGACTACCCCAACGCACGCTATCACGGCCTGCCGCTGTCGGACGCCCTCCTGCACTGGCTGGGTCGGTCGGTCATCACCGGCGATAGCTTCGACCGGGATTTTCGCGTCCTCCTCGAGCACCTCCTCGTCGACGCCTTGGGCCGCCGCGGGACGGGCCTGGCGGAACACGTCTATGACGATCCCCGCGAGCGAAAGCGCCTGTTGGGCCTGCGGCCGTTCAAAGTCGAGACCGTAACCGCGTACACTCGCGAGGGGAAGGCCATCCTCCTCCGGCCGGACGACGCGGCAGAGCAACTCCAGCGCGACGCGGCCAGGAGCGACGATGACGCTCCTGGCCTCGAACCCCGCCGCGCGCCCACGCTCGGGCTGTTGAGCGACGCCGGCCGCTCGGACCTCCCGACGACGGCCGCGGGCAAGACGGCCGCGTTCGTCCAGTACGACGACATCTTCGGTGCGAAGGAGCGTTCGGAAATCCCGTTCGCGCTGGATGACGTGACGATGCTCGCCAACGACCCCGACACGGGCGCGATTTTCGGCCGCCCGGAGTCGGCGAGCGTCGTCCCGCGGGCAACGGCGCTGCGGACGCAACTCGACGACATCGACCAGGGACTCAAAAACGCCGCCTGGAACAACATCGTCGCCAACGTCGACACCGACGACAAAGAGCAGGCCAAGCAGATGCTGGCGGGGCTGGATCCCAACTCGCCGGATAGCCTCTCGGTCACGAACACGAACCCCGAGATCCAGGAACTCAGCGGCGACGTGCCGGACATCGTCGACCTCATCCAGCAACAAGTTGAATACGTCGTCGCCGGCCTGCTCGTCCCGCTGTATCGCGTCGGCTTCGAAGGGAACATCAACCGCGACGTGACGAGCGAGCAAAGCGAGGACTACGACGACCAACTCGCCCGGACGCGCCGACGCCTCGAAGCCACGTGCCGCCAACTCCTCGAACTGAAAGCCACGGAGTTCCTCACCGGCCACGCCCATCCAGCGGACGCCGAGTCCTCCGACCTCTACGGCGCCCCGAGCGACGTACCGGACGTCCGCCTTCGGATCCGCCCGGCAGACGACACCACCCCACTGCGGTCGGAGCACTTCGACGGCGCGGAGTTCGCCAATCTGATGAAAGGCCTCCAGCAGGGCGCGCCCGGCGGGCAGGTCAGCCGCATCATGACGCCGCAGGCGATCATCGGGATGGTCCCTGGGCTGGATCCCGACGAAGTCATGCCCGAGGACGTCCAGGACGGTGCGGCCGAGGGCGAGGCGGCGGCTGCGGCCGCGGCGACACCCGACGACCCCGCTGCCGCGGCGGCCCTCGCGGAGACCCGGGCCAACCGTGGCGCCGTCATCCAGCGCGCCGGGACCAAACTCCCCGGCTACGGCACCGCCGAGTGGCGAGCGTATCTTGAGACGGGCGAGCTCCCCGACGTGCCGGACGTCGATATCGAGCCGATGGACCTCGACGCCGAGCGCGCGTCGATGGACCCGACGGACCGCCAGCGCCGCCCGCCTGCCGATGCTGACGCTGACGGTGACGGCGCTGACGGGACTGCTGACGACGCCGGCGACGGGGACGCCCCCGGGAGATGAGCACCGACCCGACGCGGACGACCACGCTCCGCGATGAGTATACCCAGCGACTCCGCGGGATCTGGGCGCGGATCAACGCCGAGATTCGCCGCGGCATCGTCACACGAGACAAACTCGGGCTCCGGGGGCAGTCGGTCGCCGAGGCCGCTCGCGCGCCCGACCCACTGCATGACCTCTCGTTCGCCCGCGACGGGCGAAGCGTCGAGGAGTTCCGCGACTGGCTCGAAGAGCAAGCCGAGAAAGGCCGCGTCGAGGTGTTCACACGCGGCGAGAACACGTACGTTCGGGCGGCCTACGAGCGCGGTCTCGAACAGGCCGATACCAAACTCGCCGCGCAGGGCGTCGACACTGCCGGCGCGTCGGTTGAGGCGGCGTTCAACCGCCCGGTGCACCAAGAGCAACTCCAGGCGCTGTTCACCCGCAACCTCACCGAGTGGGACGGCGTCACGAGTGCGGTCGGCCAGCAGGCCAGCCGCGAACTCACGGACGGCCTCCAACAGGGCCACAACCCGACGACAATCGCTCGGAACATCACCGACCGCGTCGACAAAATCGGGAAGAAGAGAAGCACGGATATCGCCCGGACGGAGATCATCCGCAGCCACGCCGACGCGACGCTCGCCCGCTACGAGGAGTATGGTGTCGACGAAGTCGCCGGCGAGGCGGAGTTCGTCGCCACCGACGACGACCGCACCTGCCCGATCTGTGAAAGCCTCGACGAGACGGTCATGCCGATCGAGGAGGCGAAAGGTCTTGTCCCGGTGCACGCCCGGTGCCGATGTACCTTTGCCCCCGTCGTCGACCGCCCGAAGCAACTGACACTCCCGACGTGATTCTACGATGACACAAACCACGACCATCCCGAGTCGCATCGCCGCCTTGGAGGCCGCCGACGAGGCGGAGGCGGGGCATACCATCCACGGCGTCGCCATCCGTGCTGGCGAGATCACCCGCGGGTTGAACGGCCGCAAGGAGTGGCCGGCCGCAACCCTCCGCGAGTCGGCGGCGACGCTCGAGGAGACGCCCGTGACGCTCCTGCATTCCGAGCAGGACGTCGGAACCGTCACGCGAGCCACGTACGACGAAACGAGCGAGGCGGTCCTCTACGAGGCCGAAATCGACGACGAGAAGATCGCCGCCCAGATCGAGGACGGCCGGATTGAACCGTCGATCGAGTCCAAGCACGGCCAGGGCGGCACGTCCGAGTCCGGTGCGATGCTGGTTGCCAACAACCGGTTTACGGGCCTGTCACTCGTCCAGCGCGGCGCCGCACGGTCAAGCTCGGCGGATAGCGGCCCGGCGCCACAGCAGGCCTTCGCCGCCCAACTGTCTGCCGGCACCATCGAGGCGGCGCTGGACGGGGCCGATGCCGACGAAAGCGAGGAGACCGACACCGCTGACACCGGCGGCGATGACGCGACGGACGCGCCCTCCACCACCGACGACCACCCCTCCGCCGACGCCGACTCGGACGACAGCACCGCCGATGGTGGCGCGGATGATCGCGGCGAGGAGCCAACGTCCGAGGCCGCGGCATCCGAGACTGACCCCGACGACGAACAGCCTGCTGACGAGGCGGCGGAATCCGCTACGGACGCGACGGCGGCCGACACGACCGCCGACACTGCTACTACTGACACATCCATGACTGAGTCCCCCGACGATCCGGACGACCCGGACCAGACGCCCGATGAGCCGACCGAGCTGAAGGCGCGGCTCGCGGACAAAACCGACCGTATCGACGACCTCGAAGCCGAACTCGCGGACGTCCGCGAGGAACGCGACGAGTACGAGAAACAGGCCGCAGCCGTCGACGAGGCCGAGGAAGCCTTCGCGGCCACGCTGGCCGAGTACACGCCGCGCGACGCCGAGGCGCTCCAGGAGGATCTCGACCTCCCCACGATGCGCGCCTGGCTCCAGGACATCGACGAGGCGGACGTCGCCGACGCGGCCGCTCCGGAGACCGACCCCGAGCCGCAGGTCCAGTCCGGCGCTGACCCCGACTCCGAGAGCACCGAGACGGCAGAACTCTCGGCGGCTGAACAGGACGAGAAACAGGACCTCGAAGCGCGGCTGGCCGAACTCGAAGGGCGGGACAACCGTCTCGCCGAGATCGAAGCCGAGCGCATCGAGGACGAACTCGCGGCACTGACGGAGGCCTAAGATGAGTCTCGAACTCGGACAATCTCACAAAGGCGACGCACAGATGACCGAAACCCGCGTGGCGGCCGAAGCCCTCTCGTCGGGTGACGCCGTCGCGCTGGACGCCAACGACGAACTCGTGACTGCCGATGGCACGAACGATCCGACCGTCTACGGCATCGTCGGCCACTACCCTGATGGCGTCGCGGCTGGCGATCGCGTGCTGGTCACGTACCAGGGCCCTGTCATCGCCAACGTCGCCGGCGGCACTGCCGGCGGGACGGAAGTCGGATCGTCGGCCACCGAAGGCGAACTCGCCGCCGGCGGGTCCGCGAAGGGCATCATGACCAAGTACGCCGAAGGCGCGGCGCCGGGCGATATCCCGTCGATCCCCGCCGGGAGCGCCTACGTCGACGTCTAATCTCGCCGTCGCACACGCGCTCCTATTCGTTCGCTCACTGACCACATCCCCGACTAGAGAGACACACATATCCAATGCCGCTCCCGAACGTCAACCAGATCGTCGACCCGCAGTCGGTCGCCGAGATGGCCACCGAACGCATCGAAGCCCAGACCGTCGTCCGCGATTTCTTCAACGCCCCGCCTGGGGGCGTCCCCGACGGCGCTGGCGAATCATACGAAGTCCCCGTCCCCGCCGAAGAGCTGGGCGAACCCGAGGAAGTCGAACCGGGCGCGGATCTGACGTACGACCGCGAAGAGTACGGTCGCCCGGTTCTCGCCCGCCAGATCTTCAAAAAGGGCTCGAAGATCCCCGAGGAGGACGTCAACGACAACATCTTCGACCTCGTGGCCGACCACTACGGCGGCCACGCGAAGAACATGGCGAAGAAACTCGACCGGGCCGCGTTCTCCGTCCTTGACGGGGCCGCGCCGGCCGGCAGCGCCGTCGGCAACAACGACGGCAACCTCACGTTCGGCGACGTCTACGCCGGCGTGACCGAGCTGTCGACGCGCGGCGAGGACGGCTTTACGGCCGACATGGCGCTGTTCGGCCCGACTGGCAAGGAGGACATCGTCACCAATCTCGCCGAGCGCGGGACGGATCTCGGCGACGAGGCGGTCGAGAACGGCCAGTTCGGGGCGTACGCCGGCCTGGACTTCATGTTCACGACCAACGTCGACGTCGGCGCCAACGAGTGCATCGTCGTCGACTCCGACGAGTTCGGCTTCGAAGGTCAGTGGCAGGGCATTGCCACTGACCAGGAGACGGACTTCGACTCCGACTCGATCAAACTCAAGATCAAGTCCGCACTTGGATGGACCAGCAAGCGCGACGAGGCCGCGGTCCGCGTCCAGGGCTGATCTGACTGCCCATGTCTCGCCATCGCCTGCGCGTCGACGGGATGGATAGCGGCCCGCTCACGCTCGGCCGCCATCCTGACGGCGCCGTCACCGTCACGGACGGCGGCTTCACCGTCGCGGACGAAGCCGTGGCCCGCCGGCTCGCCGAGTACTACCCGAATCTCGAATACGACGGGGCGGTTGACGATGAGGCCTCCTCCGACACGACGGCCAGTTCGGACGACGGCCAGCCACCGGACGCCATCTGTGGGGCGGAGATGTCCGACGGGGAGATCTGCGAGCGCCCGGCCGACGAGTGCCCCTATCACGGGGAGGACTGATCCACAATGGCAGCGCCAACGCCGCGCGCAACGGCCAACGACGTCAGCACCGAACTGGATGGCTCGCTCGCAGCGTCGGAGATCCGCGATCGGTGGCTCGAACGCGCCGCTCGGGTCGTCAACAAACGCCTCCCGAACGAAGGCGATGAGTGGTTGCTGACGAACCTCGAAATCCTCGTCGCCGCTCACTTCGCGTTCTCGAAAGTGACAGGAGCGAACACGGACGACCGCGTCAAGAGTGTTGCCGACGGCGACGCCGAAGTGTCCTACGACGGCCCGGAGGGACCCGATGGCGAGCCGTCGCCGTACTGGGCGCAGGCGGTCCGGCTGGACGACCGCATTGCGTCGACCGACGATTCGTTCACCATCACACGATAGCCATCATGGCCGGAATGTCTCTCCTCGGCGCCGCAGCGTTCACCGACGCCATCGCCGACACGGTCGACATGTTCACCGCCACCGACAAGTGGGTCGTCGGGACGAACGTCCGCTACGCTCCGCCGGTTGAGTTCGGGACGTACAAAATGGCGGCCCAGCCCCACGTCCGCCCCGGCATCGACGCCACGGAGGCGCAGATGGCGCGGCTTGCCGCCGGCGCCGACGACATCGATGAGTTTCTGCGCTTGACGGCGTTCCAACTCGAGCGGGAGATTAAGGCCCGCACACCGGTTCTAACCGGCAATCTGAGGGCGAGTTACCGCGCGCAGAAACTCTGACTCATGTCTAACCCGTTCGACAAGCTCCAGGCGCCGGTGAAACGGCTCCACCAGCAGGCCGGCCACGCAGGGACGGTCTACAACTACACGCAGTCGAGTAGCGGCGCCGGCGACTGGCACGACGATACCGGCGGCGGGGACGACGGCTGGACCGAGGACGCGGGGACGAGCATCACGCTCCGCGTCGAGACGGAAGGCCAGGCGATCGAGCAGAGTGGCCAGGAGGGGCGGACGCTCCGGCGTGACGTGATCCTCGTCGTCGACCCCGACGAAGCGACGTTCGTCGATGGCGAAGCCGACGACGAGCGGGCCAGCGAGATCGTCGACGGAGTGACGGGGACCCGATATCGAGTGAAAGGCATCCAGCCCTCGGCCAGCCCGCTGTGGCGTCTCGACGCCGACCGCCTGTCGACGCCCTGACCGGCCCTATCCTGATCGCACTGCATGGCTCTCGAAGAAGACAACGCTCGGATCGCCCTCGGCGACGAGTTGATCGCCAACTGGAATCCAGCCAACACGGCCGACTACGATCCGACGCTGGCCGAAAGCGACGCCAAGCATCTCGACGTCCACCTTGGGAGTTACGACGAGAGCAAGGACTTCCCGCAGTTGGCGTTGGCGGCCGTCGCCGGCCAGGCGATGGATCAGTACATCGCCGGCGACGGCTCCGGGACCACCAACTGGCATCGCGGCCGGGTGGACGTGCATGCCTACTCCGGCACCAGCGCCGACCTCCCCGAGAACGCCTCGAAACTCGCCGAGACGATCGGGTGGGAGGTCTATCGCATCATACACGCCGCCGACCACGTCACGGATTCGGCGACGGGGGAGCTCTTGCTGACGGACGTCGAGCCGATCGCCGAACCGCTTGGCCGGGTCAACCGCGACGCCGACTCCCCGCGCTATAGCGCGCTCGTCCAGCTTGGCTACCGCCGTCGCCGGACGCCGCCGTAGCATCGCCCGCTCACCACTCGCGGTCCTTGACGTTGCTACCCACAAGACAGTCACAATCCAATGCCGATTATCACAGAAGGGGGCCTCAACCCCACGCGAATCGAGTATGCCGTTGAGCCCAGTCAGGGCGTCGCGCCGACTGACCCCGACTGGCAGATCGCCTCGGACAGATACACGGCCTTCGAGCCCGGTAGTCTCGGCCCGCAGGCCGTCGAACACGCCCAACTCGGGGAGGCCGATCCCGACGTCGAGGACGGCATGGAGGCCCCCGAACTGACGGTCGCGTACCACATGCAGCAGTGGTTTAACGACGCGAATGGCGACCCACAGGATCTCGCGGCCTACGGGCTGACACGCGACGCCGCGAACAACCTTCCGGGGAGTCTGACGATCGTCGAGCGAATGCGCTCGGGGGACGTCGGCAGCGGCGTCACCGTCCAGTCCGAGTCGACCGTCGAACATCGATATAACGGCACGAGTGGCGCGACTCGCCGCGAGGCCCGCGTCTATAGCGTGGCGAAGGGCTCTCTCGTCTCCGAGGTCACGGGAACAGCCAACCCCGAGGACGAGATCTGGGAACTCGAAAACTCGCTGTCCGTCGAGTCCTTCCGATCGTATCAGATCGACCAGCCTACGAGTGCCCTGGAACTGCACGTCCAGTCGACCGATAGCGGCGACACGGGCCTGGACGTCGTCGTCGAGAACGACGGCGCGACGACGACCCACACCTACACGACCGACGGGACCGACGCCACGACGACCGTCACCGGCACCACGACGTTCGCGTCGATCGACGCGATCGAGGTCCAAGACGGGTCGGGCGACACCGCCGACCACGACGGCGACATCCTCATCTACGAGGACGACGGCGCCGGCGCGCCCGGCGAACTGCTGGCGGTGCTGTACGGCCGCAATTCGTACGGCAACACGTACGGCGACCCCGGTATCCCGCTGCTGGGCGCCGGGTCGCACGCCGCCGCCATCGGCACGGACTTCTACAACCCCGGCAACCTCTCGATCGAGCGCCCCGCCGGGTCGCCGTTCGAGGCCGTCGGCGATGTTCAGTCCGCCGAGCTGTCGATCTCGAACGACATCACGCGGACGCCGCTCTCGGAGTCCCGCGAGCAGCGGATGCACGCGGGGATGCGCACCTCCGAGGCGACGCTCACCGTCGACGGGGAGACGACTTCGCATACTAGCCTTCTTGAGAACATGCGCGGCACCGAGGAGGACCTCGTCTTTGGCTTCGACAGCAACGACGCCGAGACGTTCACGTACAACGATTCGCGCGTCTCCGAGAGCCCCCGCTCACGGACGGCTGGCGAGAACTTCGCGGAGCAGTCGATCGTGTTCATCGCGGGTAGCTCGCCGGCCCTCTCGATCAGTGCCTCGTCGTAACGCCAGCGCCGCTGACGGCGCCCTCTGCTCCGTTCCGTCCTCCGCTCCTGCTGCCCTCTTTCCCATACTATGACCGACGACAGCCACGACACCGACGACTTCGAAGCGGACTGGGACCTCGACGACACGCAGGTCCCCGACGACGAACAGAAAGTCGAGATCCCCGGCATGGGTGAGGCACTCGTCTACTACGCTAGTGAGGAAATTGCCGAGGAGATGACCGACGGCGAGGCCGAGTTCGGCAACGGCCAACTCGCGGAAATCATCCGCGAGCACTACGTCTCGCCGGGGTTCGACGGCCTCGACGGCGACGACGTCCGTGGGATGCATCTGGGCATGACCGACAAACTCCTCCGGGCGATTGCCCCCCACGTCGACTTTGACGTCGACCAGTCGGGGGCGACCGCGACGCCGGCGGGAAACTAATTGCCGTCGACGTCGGGGGGCGGGCGGCCCACGACGCCCGTGGGGACGTCATCCCGCGGCCGATGTGGATCCCCCATCTCGGCGAAGCCTATGGCCGCCCACTCGAATACGGCGATATTATCTATTACCGACAGGCGCCCGCGACGCCGGGGGTCCGGGCAGATCTCTTCGAACAGTGCTTTGGCGGGCTCGTGGCGGGGTTCGGCGACGTCACGGCGGGGGACGTCCGCCGGATGCGTCCGGGGATTCCGCGACTGCTCGAATATGCGATTTTCGTCGCGAGCGACCTTCTCGACGAGTCACCTGAGCGGGACGAACGGGACGAGTCGACGTTTGACGACAGCGCCCCGGCCGACCACGACGACAGCCCGTTCGCCCAGCATCAGTCGGGACGGGGCACCGACCCACTGGACGACCACGACGAGCGGGATCTCGTCGCCCAGCTCCTCGATTGTGGCGTCGGCTACCCGGACTACTACAGGCTTACGCGCGGCGAGATTGACGATATCCTCGAAGGAACCCAGCGCCTCGAACGCCGGCGCAACGAGGCCCGCGGCGAGAGCGAGACGACCGAGAGCGGCCCCACGCCGGGCAACAAGGGCGACCGCGCGAGCCAGATGGGGTGGCGCTAGACCTCAACTCCGGGCGAGGACTCGCCCGCCCGTTTCGCCCGGCGCATCCCACGGCGCATCAGCGGGATACCGATGATCGCCCCGATAATGGTCGCGGTCAGTACTCCCCCGACGAGAAACTGCGCGACGCCGTAGGCGGCGCTCACCTCGGCGCCTTCGTGTCCGCAGTGCGGGCACGTCGTTGCTTCGCGGTCGATTTCTTCGCGACACTCGGCACAGACGAAGTCGGCCATAGCCCCGTGTAACGCAGTCACAAGCAAGACGTTTTTCCTCAATTCACCATGCCACTCGGCGGAACGACTGAATACGTCCTGCGAGCGAAAGTCGAGAGCGACGGCGTCAGCCAGCTCGCCCAGAGTATGCAGACCGCCGAGCGGTCGGTAAACTCACTGAAGGCGGGCGTCGGGGCGGCGGGCGGCGCACTCGCAGCGTTGAGTGCCGGCGCGCTCGCGGGCGCGACCAAAGCCGCCGCTGACTTCGAGTCTAACATGGTCGAATTGGAGAAGGTCACGTCCTCGACCTTCGCCAGTGACTTCCGGTCAAACATCATCCAACTCTCAAAAGATCTCCCAGCGACCGCGAACGAGGTTGCGAACCTCGCCGCCGAGGCGGGGCGGTTTGGCGTCGCCGAGAAGAACATTGAGAGCTTCACTCGGACGGCAGTGAAGATGTCTGAGGCGACCGATATGAGCGTCGACCAAGTCGGGGAGTCCTTCGCGAAACTCTCGACGCTGACCGATACGCCCATCACGAAGATGGAAAATCTGGGCTCATCCATCAATAAATTATCAAATATCAGCGCGACGTCGAGTTCGGAGATCGTCTCGAATATGATGAACTCGGCGTCGTCGCTGAATGCGCTCGGCGCCTCCCAGACCGAGATCGCCGCTCTGAGTGCGACGCTGAACGAGACCTATCAGTCGGCGAGCAAGGCCGGGCGTGGGCTGCGCCGGATCGCCCAGGAGATGATGGATCCCAAGAAGGCAAACGAACTCGCCACGGAGCTGGGGATGACCAACGAGGAGTTCCGCCGGATGCGGGACAATTCCCCGGTCGAGGTCATCAAGCGGATGGCGACGACGATGAAGGAAGGGGGAGTAAATGCCGAGGGGCTTCGCTCGACGCTCACTTCGTTCTCGCGACAGGCGTTGACCAACCTGTCGACGAACATGGATACGCTCAATCAGAACCTGGATGCCTCCAAGACGGCCTTCAAGGAGAACGCCTCGCTCCAACGCGAGTTCGAGGCGGCGATGGATACGGCCAAGAAGCAGGCCAAACAACTCAAATCGTCGATTCTCGCGGTTGCGATCCAGACTGGCGACGTGTTCTTGCCGTATGTGACGGACGCCATCCGCGCGCTCCGTGGACTGGTCGACCGCTTCGCTGACCTCAACTCTGCGACCAACGGCATGGCGGGCGTCATCGCTGGCCTCGTCGGCGTCGTCGGCGGGCTGGCAACGGCGTTCGTTGGGCTCTACCCGGCCATTTCTGCGGCCACGCCGGCGCTGACGGCGATGGCTGGCGCGACGAGTGCTGTCCTCGCGCCTGCGGCAGCTCTCACGAGTGCCGTTCTCGGACTGGCAGCGGCGTTCAAGACTAATTTCGCCGGGATCCGAACGATGGTGGAGGCCGTCCTTCTCTACACGCGCCAGCAGGCCGCGGCGACGGCGACCACGTTCCGCGAGGTCTTCGGCCCGGCCGTCGCGGCGGCGGGGGATGCCTTCGACCGATTCAAGGCTCGCGTCGAAGCTGCGCTCGAACCTGTGATCGCCCTTGTCACCGACCGACTCATCGCGCGCATGACGTCGGCCTTCCAAGCGATTCGGGGAGCCCTCCGACAACTCGAAGCCGCCTGGGCGGCCCACGGCCAGCGCGTCACCGCCTCTGTCACCCAATTCATGACTGCGGTAGAGGGTGCACTCGGGCAGGGGCTGTCTGCACTGAATGCACTTATTGCGGGGAATGCCAACGCGTTCGCCCAGAAGTTCACGATGATGGTCGGCCAGGCGAAGCAGGCCGTCGCGACCGGGCTCACAGCGATCAAACCCGTCGTCAAACAGGGGCTCATCGGACTCCAGACCACCGTCGCAGCCCAGGCCAAGCGCCTCCCGCAACCGCTCCGCGATGCGATGGCGACGATGAAGGACGTCCTCGCCCTCGGCCTCTCCGCGCTCAACGCTGCCGTTGAGGGCAACATCGGGGCATTCGCCCGGATGTTTTCGCTGATGTTCGACCGGGCGAGGCAAGCCGTCTCGCAGGGGCTCGCGGCACTCAAGCAACCACTCCAGCAAGGCCTCTCGGCGTTCGTCCAGGTGCCCGGCACGCTCCGGCAACGACTTCCGAAACCCTTCCGCGATGCCCTCGGCACAGTCGAGGGCATCGTCCGCGATGCACTGGGCCAGATGGCGCAGTTGTGGCAGCAACACCGCCAGGCCGTCCTCGGCGCAATCAGGCCACTCCTCCAGCCGATCCAGACGCTCGGGCAGAAACTCGGCTATCTCGACGCGCAGGGCCGGCCGACGATCCAGACGCTCGGAAAAGTCGGCGTCGCCATCGCAGGATTAACGACGCCAACGACGACGGCCGCCGGCGCGATTACGGCGCTGAATACGGTCTGGACGAACAACATCCTCAACATCCGGACCGTCACCGAGCGGGAACTCACGCGCGTCCGGCAGGTCTGGACTACGCAGATCCAACCCCTCGTCGCGGACGCCCGCCGTATCTTCACACAAGTCCTGACAGTCATTCGAAATGTCCTTGCGGAACTCCGAACGAGCGTCGTCCAGCCGATTCTCGGCTCAATTCTCCAACTGTGGCAGACGCACGGCGCGGCGATTCTCCGCGAAGTCGTCGAGACCTACAACGTCCTGACGGATCGCCTGCGGACGACGATGAACGTCATCAAGACGATTATCGGCCCGGCGCTGACGGTCATCGCGGGACTGTGGCGGGCGTGGGGCGACGAAGTCGTCACCATCGTCAGATTCGCCTTTGATACCATCGGCTCGTTCCTGAACACGACGCTGGATGCGATTGCGACGGCGATTCGCGTCACGCTTAACGTCATCCAGGGTGACTGGCAAGAGGCGTGGACGGCCGTCGCCGAGTTCTATAAACGGACGTTCGACGGTATTCTCAACTTCGCACAGAAGTGGGGCAGTGGCTTTCTGGACTGGCTACGGAATGAGTTCATACAGAACTTCATCGAATTCTTTGAATTCCTCCGTCAGACGCTCATCGGCGGGTCGATCATCCCTGAGATGTTTAGCGCGATTCGGAGTTTCACCGAGTCGTGGGTCTCGTCGTTCCTCTCGTTCTTCCAGTCAAGCTTTATCGACGCCGTCATCAGCGCCGCCACGAACTTGGCGTCGCAACTCATCGGCGGCGGGAGCGGCGGGATCATCGGGACGATGTTCTCCGACATCCGGTCGGCCCTGTCGTCGTTTGTCTCAGGCTTCTTGGACGACTGGTCAACGTTCGGCAGCAATGTCGTCTCGGAGGCTGAATCGTTCCTTGGCGACGTCGTCTCGGCGTTCGAGAGCGCGCTGTCGACCGTCAAAAGCATCGCGTCGTCGATCATCGGCGCCGCCGAAAGCGCGGCGGGTCAGGCCTCCGACGCACTGTCGAGTGCGAAGTCGGCGGCCGACTCGGCGGCCCAAGCGGCGGCGCGGGCCGACCGGAACCGTCGGGACGCGGCCAACGGCGACGGTGTCGACGGGCCGAGTGGCGCGACCAAGGGCTTCGCCCACGGCGGCATCGTCACCGAACCGACGACCGCCGTCATCGGCGAGGCGGGCGACGACGAGGCCGTCATCCCGCTGAACGCCGAGGGCGAGGACGTCCTCGCGGGCGCACTCTCCGGCGCGCTTGAGCAAGTTACCGCCGACACGGGTGGCGGCGGGGCCACCCCGCAGATCGTCGTGAAAAACAACGAATTCCACGGCGTCGAGGACGCGGACGACACGGCCGAAGCGATCTACGACGAGCTTAACGCACACTTGTAAGACAGATGACAAGCCCAGGACGGTTTTCCGCACGACATTCGATCCCGACGCCGGGAGATGGACAGGATGAGCCAGCCGATGGCGAGACAAAGGCCGTAACGATCGCCGACCCGTCGGCGGTCAACTGGGGGGACGCATTGCAGACATGGGCGTTAGACGACAAGTACCTCGACGGCAAGCTCGTCGACGCGGGGACGCTCGGCGGCCGGTCGGCGGCGGGGGCGGACGCCCCCCGATTTTATGTCGTGACCGACGGCGGCGACGATGGCGGGCAAGTCTATCTGTCCTACAACGACGACGCTGCGTGGCACAAGGTCGGCGACGTCGCCCTCCAGACCGCGATCGACGATACCGACTCGCCCTATGCCATCAGCAATGGGGAGTCGGTGTGGGTCGATGCGAGTGGGGCGGCCGTCACCGTCACGCTCCCCGAGCCGACCGGCGGGCAGGACGTCCGCGTCGTCGTTGTCGACGCGACGAATACCGTCACACTCTCACAGACCGATACGACGGATTCGAACGGGAATACCGTCCAGTCGACCATCGACGGGTCGACGGCAGACAAGACGATCACCACCGAGCGCGGGGTTGCACTTGAGTCGGATGCTACGGGTTGGCGGACGACGGCGGACACCCGGTTGGACGTGGCCGCCATTGCTGGCGCGGGGCTCAAAGACGACGGCTCCAACACGCTCACGGTCGAGCCGACGGACTTCGCGGGGACGGCCCTCGCCGATGACGGGGCGGACAATTTCGAGGTCAACATCGGGACGTTTCTCTCGACGGATGCCAACGGCGCGCTCCAGGTCGACCTCGGCAATGGGGTCAAAGACGACGGCGCGGGCAATATCAAAGTCGAGCCGGCACACTTCGCCGGGACGGGCCTCTCCGATGACGGCGTCGACAACCTCCAGGTCAATCTCGGCACGGGCGTCAAGACCGACGGGTCAGATAACCTCACCGTCGAGCCGACGGATTTCGCGGGGGCTGGCCTCGTCGACGACGGGGCGGACAATCTCGAGGTGCAGGAACGCCTCAACTACAGCCCCGGCCACACCGAGTGGGCCGACGGCCTCGCCGACGAGGAGGTCATGCGGATCGTTCCGGGGACGGGCGCGGTCACCGTTGAGGCGCTTGCCTTCCACCAGAAAGGCGGCGGGGGCTCCACGTCGGCGGATCTGGATATCTACGACGCCGGCGCGGCGACGGAGCTGGCGTCCGTGACACTCGGCAGTACCGACCGGACGACGTACACGGCCGGCGCGGGGAACACCGTCCTCGTGCGGGTCGCCAATGCGACCGGCGGCCCGATCGACGCGACGCCGGTCGTCCGCGGCTACATCGACTAATCATCCATGCCAGGCGTTCGACAGACACAGACGGGCGCCGTCCTCACGTCGGGGGGCGTCGCCCAGACAGTGGTTGCGTCGAAAGCCGTCATCGACTCCTTCGAGGACCAGGATCTGAGTGAGTACACGGGTGAGACGGCCGACTACAGTTTCTCGACATCGCCGACCCCCCAAGACGGGAGTTACATCCTCAGCGGCGACACGAACGGCCGGATTCTCTCACAGAGCGGCCTCGACAACTACTTCGCCAAGGGCAATCGGGCCCGAGGGTACCTCCATCTCGACCTCGACATCCGGGCGTACTTTTATTTCGGCGTGGCTGACGGCAACTCCAACTACTTCACTTACATCGACTCAAATAACGATCAGGCCGTCATCAACAAGACGACGGACGCCAACGGCGTCGAAGGACTGGCGTTTACGAACGTCACGCCGCCGACGGGCGACTGGATCGAAGTGACCGTCACGTGGGACGACGGGACGCTCGGCGGCGCGGACAACGACATCACCGTCGAGTACGTCGATACGACCGATGGGTCGACCATCACGACGCTCTCGGCCAACGACGCCGATCACGCGACCGCAACAGGCATCGGCTTCCGCCGGCGGAACAACGCCACTTCGTCGGATGATTGCCACTTCGACGACTGGTATCTCCTATGAGCACGGCACTCACGGCCGGCTGGTATCGCATCCCTGAGACCATCGACCAGACTGGCGCCGACGCGGTTCGCCGGCCGGACTACGTCAAAGAGATTGGCGGTATCGCCGGCTACGCTGGCTTCCGGGGTGCTGTCTCGCCGCAGTGGGTGGCGTGGGTGCGTGGCTCCGAGACGGCACTCGCCGACCTCGCATCGCAATCCGACGTCTCCGAACTCTCGACGAGCCAGGCCCAATCACACGCCACCGACGCCGCCTCCGTGACGACCGACGACGTTGCCCAGTCCTACCAGCGAGGATAGATGCTCCACACTATCGACGCCGAACTCTTGGTCACGGCGCCGGGGAGTACGGCGCGCATCGCCGACGGTCGCGTCCCTGGCGAGGACATCATCTCGGCGAGCGTCGCCGAGCGGGCGGGCCGCGACGTCGCCCAGGGCTCGATCACCATCGACAACGCCGATGGGGCCTATACGAGTGGGGCGCCCGCCATCGATGTCGGCGACAAACTCGAGTTCCGCGTCGCCTGGGCCGGCGGCGGGCGCTCATTCGCCTTCGGCGAGGCACCGTTCGGCGCCGGCGGGCTCGGCACTGGCACCTGGACGGTCGACCCCACGCTGATCGTCACCGACTGGACGGTCTCGGGGGCGCGCTCAGTATCGACACTCACGCTCGACGTCGAGCAGTTCGTGTTCAACAGGCTACGAGCCCGAACGGTCAACGAATACGCCGCACTCGACGCGCCGATTGCGGGGTCGGCCGACGCCCATCTCGATACCGTCCTCCGGGAATCCGTCCCCGATGTCGACCGCTCACAGCTCCCGACAATCGCGGCGACGGTCGACTACTCGATCGACAAGAAGAGAGCGAACAAGGCCGTCGCCGATCTCGCCCGCCTCGCCCACGACGCGACCGGCGAGTCATGGATCCTAGGGGCCGTCGACGAGGCGCTGACGATGCAGTCGCTGTCGGATCTTGCCCCGCAGTGGACGGCCGACGCGGACCGGGCGGACTTCGCGGGCGGATTCGAACACGCCTCGGATGCGGGCGATCTCGTCAACGAGGTGCGCGCCGAGGGGGGCGTCGACCCGCAGAACGTCGACGACGAGCAGACCACGCACGACACGAGCACGACCGTCACCGACACGACGCGCCTGACGACCCGCATCTCCTCGCGCAAGCCCGAACACCCCCGCGTCGAAGTCTATGCGATCAAGAACGCCGGCAGCGACGACAACCTTCGCGTGCGCTTGCAAAGCGACGATGGCGCGGGGAACCCCGTCGCGCCAGGCGATACCGACTCTGATCTGGCGAGCCAGTCCCAGGCCGTTCCGGACGGCTATGACGGCTGGCTCACCTTCCAGCTCGGGGAGCACATCCTCGGCCCCAACGACAGCCCGCATCTCATCGTCGACGCGACCGGCAGCGACGGCCAGACGGTCGGCCAGAACAGCAGCACGGGTGAGCCCGCGTATAAAGTGCACTTCAGCAAACCCGTCATCGTCGCGCTCTCAGCCGCCCGGTCGGAGACCGCCTACCGGGCGCATGACACGACGATCGCCGACGACAATCTCCGGTCGTTCGATGCCGCCCGCAATCGCGCCCGCGCGGAACTCGACCGCCGATCACAGCCCAAACTAGAATACGGGCCGGCCGGCGCCGCGTCGCGTCGCGCCCACGCGTTGAGCGTCGCCGACGTCATCACGCTTGAGTATGACTGGCTCCGCGCCGAGGGCGACTACGTCGCCACCGGGATCGACCACGCCTACGACGGCGCGACGCTCAAAACTGAGGTGGAACTGAAGTCGGTCGCCCGGTTCGCCTGACGCGCTCAGCCCGACCTATCAAGATGACTCACTCAGCCCGCCGGGTCGCCCGGCTCATCCAGCAACTCGAGCAGCGCGTCACCGACGTCGAACAGGGCCGGCCGCCCGATGCCCCCGAGCGTCGTGTCGAGAACGTCCCCGATGAGGGAGTCGGTGCCTCGGATAGTGTCTCGGAGACGACGATCACCGACCCCGTAGCGTCGTTCAATTCCGGCGATGATTTCAACAAATCCGAATTTGCATGAGTGTCGACATTGCCCCCACGACCGTCTGTGATGCCAACATCCGCATCACTCGCTACGACATCGACGCGCTGCGGGACCGCTATCCTGGCTGGGACGACTGGCCCAAGCACACCCGGCGGCGCTACTGCGAGCACGCCGCCGCGCCCGAGACCGTCGAGCGGGTCGCGAACGTCACCTGCGACGCGCTCCACGAGTATTACGCGACGGTCCTGACGCTGGAGCCCGGCGACGGCGACCGTCTCGACCCTCCCAACGAGATCGCCTTTGGTGACGACACCTCGTCGTTCTTGACGTCGGACACGGCGATGAACAACGAGGTTGGCGAGCGCCTCCGCATCACCGACGTCTCGTCGTCGGGTAAGGACACCAATTTCGACGAATATCTTTCTTCGAACGAGCAAAACGGCAATACCCTCAGCGAGATCGGCGTTTTTAGCGAGGGTGGCGAGATGTATCAGCACGCCGCGCTGAGCCAGTCGTATTCGAAGGACTCAACGTTCGCGTTGTCGATAAATATCACGGTTAGCCACTCCGACAATTAATGACAGTCATTGTAACTCCGTCAACGAGTCGCGAGGTCACGCACGAGTCCCTCTCGGCGACCGCGCGGTGGGCCGATGCCGACTGGATCGTCCCCGCAAACGAGGACATCAACGCCTCCGACGAAGGATTGGCTGGCGCACCGCTGAACGCCGCCGCGATCACCACGTCGGCGACATCGCTGGACGTCAGCATCGACACGTTCGAGGGCTTTATCGGCGGCGCCTGGCTCGGATCGGACGATAGCACGGCCGCCGAGCACACGCACACGCTTGCCGGCACTAGCACGACGACGACGCTCTATCTCGGTAAGGACCAGAGTCAGACAGACACGTTCCTCTTCGGGCCAGCCTCGGAGTTTGCGGCCGCCGACCCCAAGATCCCGATCGCCGACGTCGCCGACGACGGCAGCGGCGTGACGGACGTCGACGACCGCCGGCCGCTCGGTCACGCCCCGCGACAGGGCGTCCTCATCGCCAGCACGTACGACGCCGACGCGACGACGCCGCTCACGCTCGATACAGGGGCGCTCGGCGAGACCTACGCGCAGTACTACGTCATCGCCTACAAGGAGTCGCATACGGACGCCGAGGACTATAACCGGTGCCGCGTCAACGGGTCGTCGTCGTCGAACTATCAGTACGACAGTTGGGACGCCAACAACAACACGGGGTCGGGGTCGTCATCCGATCAGACCGAATGGGGGAAACTCATGGGGACGGACGCGGGCGCCAACAATCCCGACGGGGCGGGCTTTTGCGTTCAGGAGTTTGTGATCTCTTGCCCCCGCGAGATCGTCTCGAACGGGTTTCACTACCCCAACATTTCGATGCGTGACCCCGGCGTCGGCTACGATCCCGACTATCTGATGAGCGGGAGCTTCGCCGTCGATTCGGCGGCGGTCTCGCGCATCAACATCTTCGGCGGCGGCGCCGCAACCGGCATCATCGAAATCCACGGCCGTGGCCTCGGCCACGGCGAGTGATGCAACCAACCCACAAGCAGCCATATGCCTAGCACAGTATCCGCCCCGGACCCCCGCGAGACGATCGAGTGGGATATCCGGAATACCGTGACCGTCGAGCCAGGGGCGCCGATCCCCTTGGAGAGTCATACGCGCGTCGAGTTGCAGCCCGGGGTACATCGACTGACGAGCGATCAGCAGCACAACGACCTCGCGCACTATCGACTCCTCGGCAGTGGCGCCGAGTGCGTCGTCGAAACCGACGGCAATCATCGCTGGCTCGTCAAAGCCTTCGGCGCGCCCGGCCCCATCGAAGTCGGTGGCTTCGTTGCCGACTACGGCGAGGGGGAAGACACCAGCGGCCCGGGGATCAATCTCGCGCCGAAAGGCCCACTGTGGGTTCATGACATCCGCTGGACAGGCTTCACGCCCGCCGAGGAGACCGGCGACGACTGGAAATGCAACGTCCGGATCAAAGCCGACGCGCCGGGCTGGGTCGAGCGCGTCGAAAGCATCGGCTCTGCTCACATGGGGACCCATCTCGTGGGGAAGGGAATGGGGATCGTGGATTACCACCACGAAGGAGAATTATTTTTCAGAGACAATTACATCGAACTCGAACCCGGCGACGTACCGTGGTATACGCAAGGTCACGGTACGGCCTCGCATTTCATCCGCTGCTATCACAAAAATAACGCGATGGCGAACTTCCGGATCGGCGGGCAGTCGTCGGTTCGGAACTGCGTCTCGGTGCAGGACCACGACGCGATCGACCACTACTCGGGGACGTATACCGCAGCCCACGACTGTCTCGTCGCGACGCAAATCAATTACAATCAGACCGGCGCCGTCATCGAGGACTGTGACTTTATCTGCCGGTCGACGGACACCTCGTCGACGTCGATCCGGACACATCTCACGAGCGGCGACGTCACGATCCGCGACACGCGCATCCAACACGATGAGGGCCGGCCCTTCATCCACAAAAACGCCGACTACGGCTCGGACAAGTACGAGTGGGTCGACGGCGAGGACAGCGCCATCCACTGGGCGAGCGTCGACATCAGTGGGGCCGCCGGCGTCGAGCACGTCTTCGACCACGATCGCCGCGAGCACTGCACGCTGACGGACTGTTGCGTCGAGATCGCACGCGAGACTCTCTATACCGGGGATGGAACGGCCGTCACCGGGCTCGAAGAGAGCGATGCCGAGCAACCGACCGAATACGACCCCCGTGCAGCGACGCCCTTCGAGAGCGATCCAGACATGCCAGACGAGACTCCAAGCGGCGACGACAGCACCGACTCCGCACCGAACCCCTATCCGCACACGTTCCAGATCGAGGGGACCGGCAGCCGTGCGACGTGGCGCGTCGTCGTCGACGGGTCGTTGACCCACGATTCGGCGCAGGGGACGAACGACTCGGAGGATACCTTCGGGACGGCCGAAGCGAATGGCGTCGTCTTGTCGGGGACCGACGGGGGGCGCTTCAGCGGCGAGATCACCGCGCTCGAACTCAACGGCGACGCGACCGTCTTCGTCGACGGCGACGAAGTCGACCCCGCCGAGTACGGTGGGGCGGACGACGACCCGAGCGACGGGTCGGACGCCCCGGATGGATCGGATGGCTCGGACGGCAGCGATGAAGCCGACGACGGCGACGACGGCAGCTCGGGCGACGATGGATCGGAGATCTCACCCCCTGACGTCGCGCTTGCGGACGTCACGCTCGCCGATGTCGCCGCGTCCGTACAGCAGCAGCGCGGCGACGATCAGAGCTAACCAAGGAATTCCAACGGCGCGCTAGCACGCCGTGGTTAGCTCACGAGACTCCTTTTGCGAATCTGTCTCGCTGAAAATCACAACGGCCACTGGCAAGACTGCGCTGGGACTTAGTCGAAGAATTCGAGCAGTGTTGACGGCGGCCGGTGGCCGCCGTCCGTTTCCTCGCCGGTCAGAGTCTGTTGGACAGGTATCGTCGTTTACCGGTCGGGCCGGAGCGTTTCGTTCTCGCAGATGAAACATCCACAAGGGTCGAACGGGATGTCATCCGCAGACTCTGCGATGCCGTGCTCTTCGATCGCGTCGCGGATGCGGTCGGCCTTCGACAGCAGCTCGTCGTAGCGCTCCTCGTCGAACGCGAGCGTGCCGTCTTCAGGCCACTCGCGGACGTCCATGTCGCCTTTGCTGATGTAGACGATGCGCCCGCGGTCGACGCCTTTCAACGCGGCCATGTAGCAGTACAACTGGTCGAGGTGGCGCTGGACTGGCGGGTCGAAGTTGTACCATCCGTTGCGCGTTTTGAAGTCGTAGACAATGCCGTTGCGCCGGTCAACACAGTCGGCACGGCCTGTGATCGTGATGCCCGTCGGCAGGTCCGTCGATTCGACGGGCCACTCAAAGTCGACCGGTTCGTTCTCGTGGCGAGGCGCGAACGCGTCTTCAAGGAACTCGTGGATGAGCGTCCCCGTCTGGAAGATACCGAGGATCTCCGAGTCGTCTTTGAGGCCGAGCTTGCTCGTGTAGCACTGCCGGTCGCACATCGCCAACTGCGATGCGTGGAACGTCTCGGCGTCCCGCTCGACGTGGCTCTCCGGGTCGTTGGCCTCGGCGAGTGCGTCGGCGATTTGCTGTTCGAAGTCGATTACGTCTGCCGTCTCGTCGGTGATTTGTGGTTCCATGTTGGTATTACTCGCTTCAGATGTTGGCTATGCTGGTACTGTTGGTGATTGTGATATTCTCAGTGACAGATCCCCCTTCGAATCCTGTCATGGAGCCCGACGCGCCCACAGACCGGACACTCGGCGAGTTCGTCTGCGCTCCGGTCGGGATCGCAGGCCGCACAGAGCCCGCAGCCGACGGCCTCGCGGACGAGCAACGGCGCCGCGCACTCTCGGCAGGTCGCACACCTAGCGCGCTGGCAGCTCATCGCCACCGTTCCAGATCCGCCGGCGTCTCGCAGGCGATCCAGCCCTGCGGGTCGTGGCTGTCGTAGAGCACGTAGGCGTCGGCCTCCTGGCGCGCGGTCAGGTCAGCCATCGTCGCGCACCTCGATCATCTCTGCGAGATCGGCATCGGAGTACCCTGGCAGTTCGGCCCAGCCGCCGACCTCGCATTCGACGAACGCGATCCAGTGCGAGAGCGGGCGCTCGGGGGACCTGGCGCGATGGACGAGCTGTCCCGTCGCGTCGCGGACCGTCACCCGCTGGCGGCCCATGTGCCAGTAGTGGCGGTGGCCGTCGGCGTCGCGGCCGAGATAGTCGCCGTCCGATTCGTCGTCGTGGTCCGATAGCGTCTTTTCGCGTCGGACCGGATCAGATGTTGCCGTCATGGTCATGCGTCCGTGACTGGCACGCGTCGCGTGTCTCCGCACGCGGCCACTTTCTGCGAGCGGCACTGCGCTCCAAGTCACAACTACGTCTACAACACCGAGCATCTTATAACTTGTGCTATTTGCACATCTACTCAGCCATGGTAGATATCGTGTGCTAACCGACACGTCTAAGTGCGGTGAGTGGGTACTATGCATGTGGCGTCTGCACAGTCGAAGGACATGGACGCCGACGATCTCAGTCAGGTCGACGAGGCAATACTGGACGAGTTGCACAACGGGCAAGCCACGAAGGGCGCGCTCGTCGACTGGACTGGGTACTCACGGAATAGCATCTACAACCGACTCGAAGTGCTCGAAGCCGCCGAGGTCGTGGTGTGTATCCACGATGGTACCCGGTTGTTCAAACTCCAAAACGATCCTCGAGAATGACAGACCAAGGACACAAACCGCTGTTAGATGAGTGCGGATGGACATTCGGTGAAGCCGACGAACCGCCCGCCAACGCGGTCGACACCGACGGTGGCATCCGCGTGACCGTCGCCGGGCCGGATGGCGAGTCAGTGACGGCAGTGCACGATGTCGTCGGCTACATGGAAGTGGGCGCCGCACAGATGCTCCATGTCTTCGACTGGGCGCGACTCGACGAGGACGGCGCCCGCGCCTACGCGAGCGCCCAAGGCGTCGATATCACGCCGGAGGTGGAGGCGGAACTCAACGCGCTCCAGGGCGAAGTGCTGTTGATCCAGCGTTCGACGTACCCGTGGGAGCGCGTTTGCGGGATCGAAGTCGAGGGCGTCTACGACGAGTTGTTCGAATAGCCACTCCGTCCCAAATCACTATACCAAACTCATGAGCCAAAACAACGAACGCTGTTGGGACTTCGAGGACTGTCCCCGAGCCGGCTGCGCCGGGGTACTACAGCAGCAGGACCAGTACAACGTGATGTGTCTGTCGTGCGAGCACGTCTGGAGTCACGTCAAGACCGAGACCAAGCACTACCTCGCATCCGCCGACGGCGAAAAAGCCGCAGCAAAGCCCAGAAAACCATGACATCTGACACATCGGACGACAGGAGGGCCGTCCTCGATCTGTTCAGCGGACTCGGCGGCTTCTCCGCTGCCTTCGAGGACTCGCCCGAGTGGGAGGTGACGACGGTCGACATCAAGGGACGGTTCGCGCCGGACATCCAGGCGGACGTGCTCAACCTCCGCCCCGACGACCTGTCCGACGCGGACCTGATACTCGCCTCGCCGCCGTGCAACTGCTTCAGCAAGGCGGCGGCGTGGCAAGAGCACTGGGACGACGCGGGAGCTCCACAGACGGCCGCCGCCCGTGAGAGCGTCGCGCTCGTGTTCCACACGGTCGGGTTGATCCGGGCGATCTCGCCGGAGTACTGGGTGCTGGAGAACCCTGAAGGGCACCTTCGGCGGTTCCTCGGACGCCCGACCGGCAGCGTCACATACTGCCAGTACGGCGAGAGGTATCAGAAGCCAACCGACCTGTGGGGCGACCATCCGCCAGGGATGACCTACCGCCGGTGTGCAACCGGCGACCCGTGTCACCTCTCGAAGGGGCGGCGCGAAGAGGCCGGCTGTGGGAACCACCCGGCGCAGGCGATCCCCCGTGACCCGGCGGAACGGGCGAAAGTCCCATACGAACTGTCCCAAGCGATCCTCAACGCCGTTGAGGGCCGCGGCGAACAGACGACGCTGACAGGGGCGAGCGCGTGACTGCGGTGTGTTTCAAAATAAATGAGTGAATATCGAATCGGAGACGCGCACGACGAGCTCGCATCGATGCCCGACGAGTCGACGGCCGTCGTCTGTCTGGATGATGCGTGGGCGCGGCCGATGCGTGGAGATGCCTTCGGCGTCGAGTATCCGACCCATGACTTTGAGACGACAAAGTCGATCCTCTCGGCCTGTCGAGAGGTACTCAAACCCGGCGGATGGCTGATAGCAGACGCTGACGATTGGCTACTCCCGAAACTTATCAGCCATCTGAGCGAGAATTGGGGGAACGCCGCAGAAACCTACCAGAACGGATATAGAAAAGTCGGTGGAGTGACGCTGGCCGCCGCCGACGGGACTCCAGACAGGAGCACCCCCGGACAGTACGGGGCGACCGGAGGGTATCCTGTCGTGTTTGCTCACAAAGGAGACACGGATCGGCGCTGGTCAGAGAGCGTCCGACAGATTGCCCGCCGCCCGCAGAACCGATACGGATGGGGTTCCGTAAAACCGCTCGCTCCATACGAGACGTGGCTCTCAGCGCTGTGCGTCGAAGGGGAGCGAGTGGTCGTCCCGTGCGCCGGGACCGCGCCCGCCGCGATTGCCGCCGAAAAGCTCAATCTGCCCTATGTCGCTGTTGACTCCGAGCCAGAAGCGAGAGAGGCGTTTCGGCGGCGGCGGAAGGCCGAGCTCGGGGACGGACAAACAACGCTCGGAGAGGCGGCCGACTAACTTCGCTGTACTCCGAAACAAGAAAATGAACCACCTTCAACCCCACAAGGGTTCGTCTGAAACCTCACAATCGCCCGGCGGTATCTCGACCGCTACCCCCTTCAACCCCACAAGGGTTCGTCTGAAACGCGCGGAACTCGACCGCCGATCCCAGCCCAAACTCCCTTCAACCCCACAAGGGTTCGTCTGAAACTCTCATCGCGGTGGCCGTCGACAGGGATGTACGCGCGCCTTCAACCCCACAAGGGTTCGTCTGAAACTACCTCGATTGCGATGCACTCCGTGTCGTTGTCGCGCCTTCAACCCCACAAGGGTTCGTCTGAAACTTCATCATCGGTGAAGCCACCTACGGGGTTTTCTTCCCTTCAACCCCACAAGGGTTCGTCTGAAACTAGTCGGGGTCATAGCCGACGCCGGGATCACGCATCCCTTCAACCCCACAAGGGTTCGTCTGAAACGCGGGCGATATTGACGCGACAATAACAACGGACACGGCCCTTCAACCCCACAAGGGTTCGTCTGAAACTCCGTTCATTCGAGAGGACGTCATTACGCTCAAGGGCCTTCAACCCCACAAGGGTTCGTCTGAAACTACGTCCGCGTCCGGCCGATCACGCAGGGCGAGGCCCTTCAACCCCACAAGGGTTCGTCTGAAACATCGGGCGCCTACTGGATGACCTGAGTGCCTTCAAGCCTTCAACCCCACACAAGGGTTCGTCTGAAACCGGCCGAGGATCCTGGACTGGATACGAGCAGTGTGGCCTTCAACCCCACAAGGGTTCGTCTGAAACCACCACCACGGGGCGTCGATCATTCGGCGCCACCTCTCCTTCAACCCCACAAGGGTTCGTCTGAAACCAGCACTTCCCGGCGTGTGGTGTCGCTGGCTTCGGCTCCTTCAACCCCACAAGGGTTCGTCTGAAACGATGATCTAATCCACCCATCCGGCTGATCACCGTCCCTTCAACCCCACAAGGGTTCGTCTGAAACGACCCGTCGATGGTCGACTGGACGGTATTCCCATTCCCTTCAATCCCACAAGGGTTCGTCTGAAACGCCACTCGCCCGCCTCTCGATCCGGCCCCTTCGAGCTCCTTCAACCCCACAAGGGTTCGTCTGAAACGCTCGTGAGCGTCGACGTCACCATCGCCCGGCTCGAACCCCTTCAACCCCACAAGGGTTCGTCTGAAACCAGCCCGTCGGCGAGAACGGCCAGCGCCTCGACAAGGAGCCTTCAACCCCACAAGGGTTCGTCTGAAACCGCCCGCGAGTTCGAGAGCGCCATGGTCGAGGTCGACCTTCAACCCCACAAGGGTTCGTCTGAAACATCGATCGACGGCCCGATCACTGAGGGCGATATCATCCCTTCAACCCCACAAGGGTTCGTCTGAAACTCGAACGGCAACGTGAGCGTCACGGCAGACGTCGACCTTCAACCCCACAAGGGTTCGTCTGAAACCATGTTCGTCGACAGGTTGGTCAACGCCTGTCGCGACCTTCAACCCCACAAGGGTTCGTCTGAAACGCCGTGGGTGCGTATCTCCCGCGAATCCGCGTTGCGCCTTCAACCCCACAAGGGTTCGTCTGAAACCCTCCGTCTCTCGATCTTCCAGAAACCAGTGTGTCCCTTCAACCCCACAAGGGTTCGTCTGAAACGGGCTCAAAGGCGGGTGGCCCTACGGCGGGATGTGCCTACCCCTTCAACCCCACAAGGGTTCGTCTGAAACGCGAGCGTCTTGCCCACGCCCGTGTTGCCGTGGACCCTTCAACCCCACAAGGGTTCGTCTGAAACCTCGTCAGCGTCCACCTCGTCCATCTCGTCACGGTCCCTTCAACCCCACAAGGGTTCGTCTGAAACGATCAGTAATCGGAAGGCTGCCCAGGAACTGAAGCGGCCTTCAACCCCACAAGGGTTCGTCTGAAACGCCTGCACGACCACGTCCCGGTGACGGTCATCGACAAACCTTCAACCCCACAAGGGTTCGTCTGAAACCATGGCGGAGGCGTTCGAGCCGACCGTCGAGGCCATCCTTCAACCCCACAAGGGTTCGTCTGAAACCAGCGGGTGGTGTTTTTCACGGCAAACGATGGCGGCCTTCAACCCCACAAGGGTTCGTCTGAAACTAAGGATCGCGTACGGGTACGCCTGTCCAAGACCCCCCTTCAACCCCACAAGGGTTCGTCTGAAACACGGTCACTTTTTCGGCCATGAAACATCAGAAAAACCCTTCAACCCCACAAGGGTTCGTCTGAAACGCGACCGCGAGCAGCGTTACCGGGGCGTCAGCGATCCTTCAACCCCACAAGGGTTCGTCTGAAACCCGTCCTTCCCCGACTCGACGCCGGAATACTTCTCCCTTCAACCCCACAAGGGTTCGTCTGAAACACTCCGACCTGCTGCTCGGCCCGTTTGAACGCCTCCCTTCAACCCCACAAGGGTTCGTCTGAAACGGTATCGAGATACGATACGGCGAGTGGCACGTTCAGGTCCCTTCAACCCCACAAGGGTTCGTCTGAAACCATGTCGAATTTGCCCATTTCGCGGCCTAACAGATGGGATTAGCGTCGGCCAGGACCATCGACCGGCAATAGGAGGTGTTCCCCCCGGGGGTCGATGGAAAATCGCCGAAACTTCCTTTGCAGGAGAGGGTTATTATTTTCCCCAGCCCCCGGAGTTGAACGGTATGAGTATGATGTTTCTTTTTCCGCTTTCACGGGGCCTTGGAGAAGGCCCCTCAGTGTACGGCGGGGTGTCCACTCTTGCATTTGAGGCGTTCCTTCCGTCCGCGGACGGCGGCCACGAGGTTCGTGATTTCCGACCACAGATTCCCCTGCGAAGGGGAGGGTCAACCTCTGTTCGTGTAGTACTAGCCCGGCAGCGGTGGCTGTCTATGTCACGCTTCTCGCCTATCGTGGCGGAGTCCCGTGGGGCGAATGTCCAGCCCCATGTATCCAAGCCAGGGACGTCCAAGCCACGCTTTGCGGCGGGCGGACCCGTGACGGATAGCATCAATCCGCCACACGCGGTGAAGGTACCGCGTCCCGGGGCGAGACCTATAGCCTCACCCGGTTGTTGTGGAATGTGTTAGCAACCCTTTTAATTCTACTCGTCTACACTCTCGTCGAACGGCCGCGGGTGCCCCACTATGACAGAGTCTGACCCTGACCAACAGCCACTCACGGAATACACCCCAGAAATAACGACAACATCTGTTACGCGGACCATCGTCTGCCAGCTGGAGACGAGTCAGCAGAAAAACGAGTTGGTTCGTGAGGGCATCGAGGAGTATCAGGCCATGACGGAGCATATGGCGGCCATGCTGCCGTCATTCCCAGACTACGAGTGGACGCAACGAAACCCGACGATGTACCGGATGGTTACGCGGGCGTTCCCCAACGAAGACCGGACTGTGAAAGCGACGATTGCACGGGTCGCCGGGCAGAAAGTCGCGTCGTCGTTCAACTCGTGGGCGTCGAATGGAAAGCCTGGAAAGCGGCCGCAGTTCGGCGATGGGTCGTATCTGGGACTCTCGCATCAGGACGTCACAATCGAACGCAACGACCGGGGGTGGGGGCTGAAGGCGAGTTTTATTCCCTATAACCCGCTCTGGTTCCACCTTCAGATAGGTGACTATCAGCGCGAGTTTCTCGAACGGGTCACTGACGAGGATGACGACGCCAGCGCCGGGAGCGCCGAGCTCCATCTCACCGACGACGGCCGGCTGACGTGCCATCTCACGGTGTCGTGGGACGTCGACGTGTACGACGCGCCTGACGTCTCGACGGTCGTCGGCGTCGACCTCAACGATGACCCGCTCGTCGCGGTTGCCGTCGTCAACCAGCCGGATGCTGAGTCGCCCGATATTCGAGCCGTCGAGATGGAAAGCGGTGGCGAGTACCGCCATCACCGCGAACGAATCAAGCAGAAACGCACAGAGGCGATGGAGCGGGGGGACCTCCGGGCAATCAAACAAACCGGGTTGACCTATGACCGCTATACAGACCATATCACGAATGTCGCAAGTCGCCGGTCCGTCGACCTCGCCGCCGACCACAGGCCCTGCGTGATTCATCTCGAAGACCTCACCCACTACCGGGAGACGGCCGACGACCCGATTCACGACTGGCCGTTTGAGCAGATTCAAGAGAAGATTGCGTACAAAGCGACCGAGGCAGGGATACCGGTTCGGTTTGTCGACCCGCGATACACGAGCATCACCTGCCGGAAATGCGGGCAGACCGACCGCGAGTACCGCGATGGCCGGGACTTCGCCTGCCGGCGCTGTGGCTACGAAGTCCACGCCGACGTCAATGCCGCTATCAATATCGCGACCACTACAGAGTGACCCACCGATAGAGCGCCGGACATGTGACCTCTGCGGGCACCGACAGACCCGCCGCAAAGGTCCGGGGGCGTGGTCCTAATATGACTGACCGACACGACGCGCTCGAAGAGATCGGCCCCACCAGCGACGCTAAGTAGAGATACCATACCAAGTAAACTAATACCATGATTCAGCGAAACACTGACTGCAAGACCAAGATGAGCCCTGATAGAGAACCCCCTGCGCCCCGCCCATCGCCGGGGGTTGGAATGAAGATGCCCCGGAGATCGATCCTTCAGCGAGATGATCCAGAAGGGAGAACTCAGCAAGCGGAAGGCCGCGATGGAACTCGATACCTCCCGGCGGACGATCAACCGGGCGCTGGATCGGTCCGAAGTCTACGGTCTTTGAGAGATATAGCGTACTTCTGTTTATCGTTTCCGGCGGCGAGAAGCCGCGTACCACCGGGAAACAGGAGAAAAAGGAGGCTACTGCAGGACGTAGTAGTCGCCGCGCTGCTGGATAAGCCCCCGCTTCAGCCGGAGAGCGCGCAACTGCTGTTGCCAGAGGTCGTCCGGATAGTCGTCGAGGCGCTGCTCGAGATCCTCGACGGGCAGCGCTCCCTCGTTATTCCGGAGGTTCCCGACGATCTCGTCATGGACCCACTGCTGAAGCTTCGTCTCGGTCTCCTCGACTGAGGTCAGCCCGTAGTCGAGCAGGTCCTCAGCGTGTTTGCGCTCGACCGACGGGGGGATCTCCCCGTCGGCCTTCGCCGCCTGACTCGCTGCGACCAGCTCGTCGACGAGCGTATCGACGTCGTTGTGCGCCATCGGTGTCCCGTTGAGTCGGGCGTAGGGGTGCATCTCGCCGTCGTCATCCTCGAGGACGAACGCTTCGACGACAAACCGGGAGGCTGTGATCTCCTCGCCGCCGATCATCTCAGCGCGATACTTCGCTCGTCGGGCGAGGACGTAGAGGCCGCGGGCGAGAAGCCCGCCGGCGAGCCCGGCGAGGATTGCCAGTGGGACGGTCAGGCCGAAGCCGATCGCGAGGAAGTACCCGAAGACGATGACGCCAGTCGGCGCCGCTCGCCGGTAGATAGCCACGCGAACAGCCTTCAGGCCGAACGCCTCGCCGAGTGCCGTCCGGATGTCAGGCCACGCATCCCGGACCTGCAGGGCGAGCAGCGCCATCGCGATGACGATGCCGGCGCCGATCGTCGCTTTGGCCTCCAGCGTCCCGCCGGAGATCATCGATACAATCTCGCCGAGCTTGCCGGTCGAGACCAGGAGGCTGCCCCACGCCAGGATGATCGGGACGGCGGCCGCCCCGAAGCCGGCCGCCACTCGCCGGAGGACGAGGTAGGTCATGCCGGCCCGGCTCCACTCGCCGACGTTCGTTCGCGCCGCTCGCCGCAGTCGCGCTCGCGCCCCCCGGACAGCGCCGCGGGCGAACAGCAGGACGACGATGCCCGCCGCGGCCAGCCCGACGGCGTCTCCGACGGTTTCGAAGCCGACGAGCCGGCCGATCGAGGCCGGAACAACCCCTGCCGCCCAGACGACCGTCAGGCGGGCCACTCCGCTGACTCCGGCCCGGAGCCGCGAGGAGTAGAGGTCGTGCTCAAGGTCGTCCGGACTCTTCCGATGTAACCACGCCAGCCCGAGCGCGCACGCGACGAGCGTGATGCCGACCGCGAGCCAGTTGTTGTACAGGACAGTGCCGGCTTCGATCACTGCCGCGAGGCCAAGCCCGAAGAGCGTGTCCGACACCGGGAAGGCGGCGAGTCCAGAGTAAAAGAGGTCGGCCATCGACTCAGCGGACTGCGTCGCGGCGCCGATCGCCTCGCTCGGGTCGAACTCGTCGCCGCTCCGAAGCCAGTAGTTGATCGTCGAGCTGGGAACGATCGCCAGTCCTCCGAGGACAAGGACGAGCAGTGCTTCCTCAAGCAGCCGGATCGTCAGTCGCGGGATGCCCGCCGTTCGGTCGCCCCAGGCCAGTTCGAGCGCCTGCCGGACATCTCCCGCTGCGGACCGGACTGTCGGGGGCTTTCCCCCCCGGTTCGACGGATCAAACAGCGCCTGCAGACCCTCCTTTCGGGCCGCGAGCCCCTCTTCGGCGCTGACCCGGAGCGTTTGCGGACTCTGTTGGTCGAGGTCGGCCGAGAGCGCTCGCTTGTGTCGCTCCTGCTCGTCCGAGAGCCCGCCGAAGCGCATCCGGTAGGTCCCGATCGCGAGGACAACCCCCACGACGAGCAGGATGACGATCGCGAGCCCCGTCTCGTAGGGTGTCGTCCCGGTCGTGTCGAGGCTGATCTGCAGGACCTCAGTTGTGCTTACCATCGTTCACCTCCTTGACGTAGTCCGACGCGTTGCCGACGGCGTCGTGTTCTGCGAGCCCCTTCGAGATCGCCTGCCGGTCAAACTCGAAGAGCGCGAAGTCGTGCCGGTCTTCGAGGAGCTGCGCCTGTCGGAGCAGCGTCTCGAAGGTGTAGCGCAGCGTGTCCGGCCGCCCCTGCTTGTCGCTGATCTCGTGCTCGCGCAGGGACTGGACGAACTCCAGATAGAACTCTCCGAAGGCAGCGGGGTCGTCGAACTCCTCGCGCTGCTCGTCGACGACCTCCAGCAGCTCCTCGAGCGACCGCGCTCGCGGGTTTGTCTCCAGCGCATCCGGATCGATGTCCGCCGAGGCCAGATCGAAGCCGCGCATGACCGGATCGTCCCAGTCGATCGCGTCGAGCAGGTTGTCGTCCGGCGCGTCGAGCGCGATTGTCTCCTCGTCGGGCGCGACAGCGTCTTCGGACTCGATGTGCGCGCTGACGATCTCCTCGCCAGCAGCGCCCGCGCCGCCGTCCGTCGCGACGGACTCGTCGACAACCGCGACGTAGCCGCTCTGCCCCATCGCCTGCAGGCGGTCGTGGACGAGGTTCCGCGGTTCTCGGAGGCTCCCGTACTTCACGAGTCCCTCGAGGACGTCCTCGCCGAACGTGTCGCGCCACGCGCGCGCGACCGCATCGTCGGAGAAGATCTCCTGCCAGTCCCAGTTTGCGATGACGCGCTTGCGCTCCTGGTCGTCCAACTCGAGCAGTCGCTCGGTCAGATCTGCCTCGTCAGCCTTCAGACTCTCGTGTTTGTTCCGGTAGCGGATGTCCGACCGCCGGCTGAGGTAGTGGACGATGCCGCCAGTCGCCACGACCAGCAGTCCGCCGATCGTAATGGTCAGCATGACGATGACCGCGGAGAACTGTCCGGAGAACGCCGAAAGCGGGTTCTTTTGTGCTTTCCAGAACCAGACGGCCTCCTGTAGCTTGCCCTGCTGATCGACGTCCGAGCCGAAGATGTCGACGAGCGAGGCGTTGACCGAGCGCCAGTTCTCGGCGTCTTCCCGCTGCTGCTCGATCTTCGACTGGGGGATGTGCGCCATCGCCTCGGTATCGATGTTGATGCGGGCGACGTAGCGGACCTTCACGAGCTGCGTCTCGGTCTCGTTCGTCCCGTTGACCGCGACTTCACGGCGCTCGGCGACCGTCCAGTAAACCTCGTAGGTGCCTGCCTTCGACGCAGAGAACTCGTACTGCGCCATCTCCCGGTCGTAGGAGAGCGTCGCCTCGCCGTCAGCGCCGAAGTCCGTGACGTTCCGGTAGGCGAAGTTTCTCGGGACTATCCGGACGGGTCCCTCGACGCGATAGGTCGGGACATCGCCGCTCTGATTCATCGAGACGCCGCTCTCGACGTAGCTGTCCTGCTCGATCGCGAGGTCTGCGGATCGCTCTGCGGTCTGTGTCTGGGCGACAGCGCTGGCGACGCCTGCTCCGGCCATCGTCGTCAGGATCAGGAGCGCCGCTGCTGCTACGCGCGCGTATGCGTTAGTCATTATCGAGATCGGGGGTGAAGTTGTGGCTGGTCGTATCCGGTCGCTGCCGTCGTTCGGGGCTGCTGGGCGTGAAGCCCGCTTCCGCGAGTTCGCCGTGCGTTTCGACGATGTCCTGCTTGATCTCCTCGCGTCGCTTACCGGCCTCCTCGCGATACTCGTCTCGCTGCTCTTTGACCGCGTCAAGCCGGTCTTCGAGATGATCGACGCGGCCGACGTAGTCCTCGAGCGTCGCCCGTAGCTCCTTGAACCGCTCCTCGTCGACGGTTTGCGGCGGGGCGCAGTAGAGGTCGCTCTCGCGCCCATACTCGTCGATCTCGAGACCGTCGGTCAGCGAGAGCACGACCCGGCCGGTCGCGTCTTTCGTCGTGACGGTCAGGCCGTCCTCGACCCGGATGGCCGCCGGCTCACTGGCGTCCCGGCCGCGTTTCGCCCATGTCCGCGTGAAGTCGTTACCGAGATCGCCGAGCGTCAGCGGCTCGGCCTTCAGTCCGAACCAACTATGCCCCTTGATCGGCCGGAAGATGCCGTTGCCCTGGGAGTCCTCGCTGTAGTGTCCCAGGTACGACCGCCCGCCATCAGGGAGCTGGAGCGCCAGTCGGTCGTATCGCTGGAGCTTGTTGCGCTGCCAGCGGGTCGCGAGGACGACCGTGATCGGGATGACCGTCCCGTACTTCGCCGTCATCAGCAGGACGGCGTTGCCCTTCAGCGTCGGGAAGAACTTCCCGGTGAAGACGACGATGTACATCGTCGCGATCAGGCCGATGAAGCCCAGGGAGATCGCCTGATGCTTCCGGGCGGCCAGTCGCTGCCGCCGCGTCCGCTTGGTCTGGTCGCGCCACTCCTGGGGTGAGAGCGTCTCATCCACGTCTCCCCCGGCCTCGCCGCCGTGGTATCGCGACGGATCGACGGCCCCTCCTGCGGCCGCCCGCAGGCGTTCAAACGCCACGGACGGACACCTCCTCCGGGCTAATGTCCCGCTTGTTCGGCAGCAGCAGGACGCCGGTTCCGGGGATCGCGATGGCTTGCAGCTCGTCGCCCCGATCGAACGGGAACGTTGAGTCATCGACGAACGATACTGGCAGGTAACACTGCAGGCCGCTGGCGTTCGGCCGAGCGACCGTTGTCGTTTGCTTAGTCATGAGTCTCTGTGGTTGGTTGTAGGCTCGCTACAAACCGTATCGAAAAAAGAGAGTGACCGGCGGCGGTCGGTCTACTCTCCGCTGTACTGTGCTGTTCATGGTTCAGAAAATTCTGAGTGCTGCTGTCCTCGGGCGAGCGACCAGCGCTCGCTAACAACAGTTATTGTTGGGAACTCCAGACCGCGCTCGCGCATGATGCGCGCGCTGTAGAAAGGTAGTGAGCCCTACCGTACCTTCACCTGGTCTCTGGTCTCTCGTCCGCGCGCGCTCTTGTGGTTTGGTCTGTCGCGGGTCTCTCTCAGAGGTCTCCCAGAGCCATCAGTCGGACAGGCCTGCCGCTGCCTCTGTGCCGCTGTCCTCGAAGGCATAACTCTCCCCGACCGGCGTCAGGGTGATCGTCTCGTAGTGCTGGACGCCCCCGAAACGGTCGTTGTTGTAGTCGACGGCTCGGGAGAACCACATCCCGAAGGACTGCGGCGAGTCGATGACCGGCCAGTCGTTCTCCTTCGCGAACTGCTTGAACGCCTCGCGGACGTCCTCGGCCGGCACAGCGCCGTCAGGCTCGTCGAGGATGCACTCCTCGGCGAACGTGTTCATCGCCTGCTCTCGCTCGTCGACGTCGCCCTCGCCGCCTTCCTCTGGCTCCTCGTCCTCGGAGATCCCGATCGCCAGCTCGTCGGGGAGCGACGTGTCCCAGCTGTGCGCTCGGAGTTCTTCGCGCTCGATGTACTTCACGCGGCTCTCCCAGCCGGTATCGTCTTCGTCGTTGTCGAAGTTGTGCCAAGACGGCGGCGCGAACTTCACCGGCGAGAGGAACGGCGTGTTCCCGACGGCGTTCGGCCCAGTGTTCCCGAGGACCGTCCCGACACCGCGCTCCCAGTGCTTCGAGACGACGTCGCCGTAGTTGTAGTAGGCTCCCTTGTTGCCAGCGACCTGCTTGAACAGCTCCTCGAGGGACTCGTCCTGCGTTCTGAAGGTGATGGCGCGATTGAACCGCTTTCTGATCGACTTGTCGAGGTCGAGGATGTCCTGCGTGTCCATGATCAGCTCGAGGCTCTCGTGGCGGTTCTTCCGCAGGATGTAGCCGAGTTCAGTTTTGATGCCTTCTTGGATCGCCTTCTCCCGCTCGTCGTCCGAGCGCGTGTTCTGATGGCCGACGATCTCGTGCAGCTCGCGCCCGACGCCGACACAGTCGGGGAGTTCGCCGAGCCCGACCCGCTCATGGTAGAGCGCTCGGAACAGGTAGCTGATGACCATGAGCTTGTCTTCGCGCTCGCGCATCAGGCTCGTCGAGAACACCGTGATTGTATCGATGTCGCGGAAGATGCGCTCCCAGTCGAGCGCGTGCGGGCAGCTCTGCGTGCGGATGAAGCCCTTGTCCTGCAGCGACTTCAGCAGCCGCGTGACGCGATGCTTGAAGTTGTCAGCGAGCCCTTTCTGCCGCCGGACCTTCTGCGCGAGGTCCTTCAGCGTCCAGTCGTCCTTTTCGTCGCGCACCTCCTCGTAGGCCAGCCCGATCGCGACCTCCTGCTGCTTCGTCACGACTGACTTCAGGAAGCCGAGCAGCGAGCGCTTCGAGAGCTTCGACGCGGGGATCGTGAAGGGACGGGCAGTGAACTGCTCGGACTCGGTGTCGAAGGGCAGTTCTTCGCCGTCTAACCCCGGGGTGAGCGGGACGAGGATCTCGATGTTCGGCCGGTCATGCTCGTCAGACTCGGTGAAGTCGGCGGGCAGCCCCATCTCCTCCCGGACGTCCCGCAGGACGTCCTGCTGCTGGGGGATGTCGTAGACGCCGGACTCCAGCTCGTCCGTGTCGAGGACGTCGATCACTTTGAAGCCGCTGTTGAACCGATCCTCGACTTCGCCGTCGAGCGAGGTTGACTTCCCTTCACCGGTCTTCCCGTTGTAGAGCGTCTTCGTCAGCCCACTGCGCCGGCTGACAAGGCTGATCTCGCTGTCGTGTTCGAACTCGTAGGTCTTGTGCAGGATGCCCGTCTGCAGCGAGTAGCCGGTCGCCGTCGCGTAGTTTCGCAGTTGATCCTCGACGATGCCGTGATGCGCCGCGATCGACTCGGCGGCCTCGAATGCCCGCCGGACGGTCTCGGCGGCCTGCGAGGCTTCGAACGATCCGCGAGCGCCATCCTCGAGCGGAGCGATGAACGTCTCGGGGGAGTCCTCAAACGACTTGAGCTCGTGCCAGTGCCACGGAAGCTCCGGATCGTCGGACAGCAGCTCGTGGTAGTCGGCCAGCGTGCGGGTGTCTCTGCTCCGGAGCCCCCGCAGGATGACGTACGCCAGCACGCGGGCGGCTTCGGCGTCATCGTCGACGGCCATCGCCTTGTTACCGTGCTCGATGGCCTGCCGGACCACGCGATCGCGACGCCAGCGCTGGTTTTGCTGCGTCTGCTCTCGGACGTGTTCGCCGTAGCGTCGGGAGTTCGTTGTCATGGTTGGATCAGTCCGGCGTCGTGCTCTTCCTCCTCGTCCTTCGCTTGAGCGTCGACAGGCAGCCGCTCGCGCTTCAGCGCGATGTGGACGGCCTTCATCTCCCGGCGCACCTCCCGGGCGCGGTCGAACCACGCCTCGCGAGCGTCGATCAGGACGCTCGGGGTCCCGGGGTGGGACAGCTCGAAGTCAGAGATGCCGTCGTCGAGCGAGTCCGCCATCCGGACCGCTGGCGGGAGCGTCCCGCGCTTCAGCGCGCAGTTCCGGTCGCACGTACAGAGTGGCTCGTCTCGGCCGCCATCGCCAGTCAGCGAGTCATGGGCCTCGCTGATGTACTGCAGCAGATGGTTGTGGTAGCCGTTGTCCGCGACGAGGCGCTGATACTGCACGTCCAGCCCGTCGAACTTCTGATCCGCCCAAGCGGCGACCTCCGGATCGTTGACTACCTGCCGGTAGTTGACGATTGAGGACTCCAACTCCTCCAGTTCGCGCGTTAGATGCCCAGCCATCGCTGCACCTCCTTGTGTGGCTCCTTGTAGAGCACGTAGAGACCGCCGTAGGCGAGCCCGACGCCGCCGAGGAACATCAGCGACGGAACGCCTGACCCGATCAGGACGACCGCGACGAGGAGCGCGAACGCGACGAAGAGGATGCGACGGAACGCGACAAGGCGGTCGAACCAGCGTTTCGTCACGGTCGGATGCCGCCAGTAGCCGATCGCCGCGACTAAGAGCGGGAGCGCGACGAGGAGCGCCGTCCACATCAGCGATTACCTCGCGACTGCGCCCCGTGTCGGAGCCTGCGATCGATGCGGAAGGCGGCGATGTAGAGCGCGTAGGCAGCGAGCGCGAGCCCTGCCATCGCCAGCAGGAACGCGAGTGTGCTACTGGTATAGACGAAGAAGAGGATCGCCAGGACAACCAGCGTCAGCGCGAGGAAGCCCCGCAGCGTCGTGGGGTAGTTGATCAGATACGTCATGAGCCACCCCAGAGCTTACTGATGTCGTCCATGATCCGCGACGGGACGCGCTTGATGTCCTCGACGGCCGACCGCGAGTTCGCCATCGGGTCTTCCCCCTCCTGATACCGGACCGCCGGCGGGTCTTCGGCCGTGCTCAGAAGGTAAGTTCGGTTGTCGATGCCTTCCTTCTCGAACTGGCAGACGCTGGCGCTGGTCCCGTCGTCACACTCCGGGACAGCGAGCCAGCTCTCGGAGCCTGCCGCTGGATCTGCGTCGTACTGGAGAGTCATGTTCTGGTTATCGTGGTTGATTGCTGCTGTCGTGTTCTCGCCCGCGAGCGCCGCGGTATCGACGTGCTGCCAGTTATCGCCACCGAAGCTCGGCAGCGAGACGCCGAACGTCCGGCCGAGGAAGCCCCGAGTTCTCGAGCGGACGCTGAAGACAGCGCCCGACGTCTTCGAGATCGCGAACGTCGCGTTCGTCGGCTCGTCGAGCGTCAGCTCGACCGCAGTGTAGTTGCCCCCCTCGACCGGGGAGAGCGTCGCCGTCTGGCGGCTGGTCTCGGCCTGGAGGCCACGCTTCGGCCGAGGAGTGATGTAGTCGTCAGGGACGTAGATCCGGACCGTCCGGGAGCGCTCCTCGCGATACTGAACCTGGAGGTAGGTCTTCGTCGAGTCGACATGGAACCCGTCGAGGCCGGCCTGCTTGCTGTCTTGGGCGACTGTGACGCTCATGTCCATCCCCTCGATGTCCGCCGTCGCGACGCCGCTGTCCGCGTAGGCCTCGATCGTCGACTCCTCTGCCAGCGCGTGATCGGCGTCGACGGCGACGACTTCGTCTGCTGCGGCCAGGGGGACACCGGCGACCAGCGAGAGCACCAGGAGCGCCGCGAGCGCCGCGGAAGCGATCCGTGTCATCGTTCGTAGGACCAGAACCGGCGGTTCCAGACATCCGCGAGCGTCTCCCGGATGTCATCGACGATCAGCGCCGACACGAGTAGGAAGAGGAAGATCGCGGCCAGTCCGCTGACGCCGAGCTGGATCGCGAAGTAAACCAGCCCGACGAGCGCCCCGACGACGAAGATCTTCCAGACCGTGTCGACGAGCGTCCCGCGCCAGAGCCGACTGAACTCCGAGACCCAATGCTCGGGGATAGGCGTCGGGATGCGCATTATCGGACCTCGAAACTACAGCCGACTTCTCCGCCGTACTGAGAGGCCAGGCGCCTCTGATAGCCGGCGGGCATGTTCTTCTTCTCGCTCCCGTAGTCCGCGACAAACGTCTCGAGTTCCGCAGCCGCGTTGTCGCCGGCCTGATCCTCGAGCGTGCAGGTTTCGTCGACTTCACGCGAGGTCTGGGAGACCATCGTCGCGTTCTCGTAGTCTGAGCCGTTGACGTCCGCGACGACGTAGCGGGTCGCCTCTCCGTCGTCGATCTTGAACGTCAGCTCGAGGACGTTTGCGCCCGTGCTCGCATCAGACCGCTCGTTGATGTAGCGCTGGATCGTGCCGTTATGGGTGTTAAACTCCGCCTGGGCGCTGTCGGCGGCCTCGCTCGCGGTCTGGTCCGTTCCGCGGTCGGTGATCCTCGAGAGCGCGCCGGACGCAGCGCCAGCGAGCCGGCTGACGGTCCGGCGGACGCTATCCATTACGCTGCTGTTGTCGGCGCTCTTGTCCTCCTCGACTGTGACGCCGTCGAACACGCCGGACGCGTCGCTCTCGCGGTGATCAGCGGCGGACAGGGGCGCTCCGACGGTTGCTAGGACGAGAAGCGCCGCGACTGACGTTGCTATGAACCGATTCTTAGCCATGAGTAAAGGCCCGCCAGAGGACTTGAACCTCTGTTACATCACCTGATGCGGGCGACCGCTCGGGGCGCTACCTGATCCAGGCGAGGAGCAGGCGCGCAGCCCCGACACCGAAGAGGAAGACTGGGATCGGGAGCAGAACCAGCGTCCCGATGAGTCCGACCGCGGAGGTCGCGATCAGCGCCGCTGCGATGATCGCGTTCGATACCATCTGCGACTGAGGAGTTCCGAACCCCAGCGCCGAGGAGCCGATGCCTTTCGCAGTGTTAATGGACTCGCCGACGCTCGGCAGGCCCAGATCGACGCTCGCAGGCATCTACGCCCCCCGTCGCATGCCGAGCACGCCGAATGCGAGGAGACCCGCGCCGAGCAGGTCGCCGCCGCCGATCGTGCTGGACATCAGGTTGCTGGCGCCCGTGAACTCGAGGACACCGTAGGTCTGCAGGCTCGCCAGCGTGCCGCGGTTCGTGTCGACAGTGATCGAGCTGATGCTCGAGGAGTTGTCGTAGTCGCTTCCGGGGTGGATCTCGACGGCGTTCGTCGACGTGTTGACGACCGCGTACGTCGAGGTGTTGTCGACGTCAGACGGCGCTTCGTCGACGTAGGCCTTCACCGGCTCCTCTTCCACGAGGACGATCGTCCCCTTGTCCCAGTCGCCGGCTTCGTCGTTTTCGGTGCTGCTACTCAGACGCTCGGCACTATCGTCGTCGAACTGGTAGGCGACCGTCGCTGTCTCCGAGCCGTTGAACGGGACGTTCGAGTCCTCGACGAGCGCGTAGTGGTCCTGCAGGACGCTCACGTTGCGGTTGAGGACCGAGAACTCCCAGCCGTCAGCGTCGAGCGTGAGGAAGCTCGAAAGCGCGCCGACCGACCGGGCCGTCTCCAGCCCCGTCGCCGTCAGCGAGAGCGACGCCGACCCGGAGTCGGCCGCCGTATCGCCCTCGTAGAGCGTGATCGTCGCCGTCTCCGAGCCGTTGTTCGGGTTGATGATGTCCGACGCGTTGACGTCGACGTCCGTCGCGCCGGAGGTCATCGACTGGTTGTTCGCCAGGGTCACGTTGAGTGCGCTCGCGTTATGAACAGAGGTGCTGGAGACGTCGACGGCCGTGCCGTTGACCGCGACCTCGACGTCGCTCGCGCCGATCTGCTGGACGTCGCTGCCGTTATCGTACGCGACCTGCAGCTTCGAGAGGTTACCCGAGTAGCCAGCCGTGAGGCTGGCGCGATGAGTTGTCTGTGCGTTCTTGCTGTCGTCGTCAGCCGACAGCGTGACCGAGGAAGCCGCCCCGACCGGTCCGGCGAGGACCAGCGAGAGGACGACCAGCGCGACCAGAAGCCGCGTGCTGTGCTG